AGAGTCTTTATATTTGAATTTGGAGCTTTTGATCAAAGATTTAAATAACGTATCGTCAACTATACAACTCTTATCTTGTAATAGTTGCGGTTGTAGTTGTAGTTGTGAACGCGTGGATACTTCTGATGCCCGCGGCGAAGGACTTGGTGAGGGAAATGGAGAAGGAATTGTGGGTTTAGGACTAGTTGAAGAGGCAGGAGCAAAAGCAGACGCAGGATCAGATTCAATTCCTGTAATGTTTTGAACTTCAGGTGACTCTGCTTCTGATGCGGTCGCCTGATTAAAAAAACTAGTCAATTCTAGATCTTCACTTTCTTCTCCTGCTCCTGCACCTTCTTCGTCATCGCTTCCTGCACCACCTTCCAATTCTTGTTCATATGTTTCAGAAGCATTTGATCTAGGAGTTGCATCACCCATACCCATACCCATACCCATACCCATACCCATACCCATACTCGGTTCATTCATAAGTGACTCTGCATCACTTTTGGTATCATAGTCATAATCATCCATACCTTCGTTATCTAAATCAGCATCAGGGTTTTGGAATTTTTTTAAACTAAATGTATCAATAAGTGAACCATTTTGGTATGTCATAAAAGAATCAATATCAATTGCATCTACTATAATTTGTTTCATTTTAGAAATTGAAATCTTTTTAATAGGTCTGGATCCTGGTGCTGATCCAGCCATAAGTTCAATATATTTTTTATAAATGTCTGCAATGGCTCCAATAAAACTTTGGTTTTTATTATAATAGATAAATTCTCTTTTTCTAATCGTATATCCTTTCTTATTTACAGATTTATACGTTTTTATATTTTTTACTTCTCCAGGTTGAACACCTTTTTGTATCAAACATGCCACATTTGGTTTTAACATAGTGCTTCGATCGTTTATGGTGCATGTTTTAAAACTATGTGTAAAAAATAACTGCAGTTGTGGTAACAGGTAGCCATAAGATTGATCACTTAACTCTATATTTCTTTCAGGACCCATTACAATAAATTCTTTTTCAAGTATTTTTTCGCGTTCGCGGCTCGCTGTGCTTTCTATATCTGATGTGTCACTTTCGCTTACAACTTGTGTAGAAGTAGGTGTTTGCGTTGACTCTTCCAATGCTCCTATTGGTTCTTCCTCTTCTTCCTCCCCCTCCTTCTCTCTTTCACCAATAACGGAAAAATCTTCGCCTAGTTTGGTTGCTTTTTCTAGTTCTTCTTTTCTTTGTAGCGATGTTAATTTTTTAATAGAAGAAAGACGCGGCTTTAATCCTGGAAAAGGTGATGCAGTAGAAGTGGGTTGACCAAGTTTTGCTTCAACGTCTTGCTCTGCCTCCAACACGAGTTCTTCTTCTTCTGCTTGTTTAAAATCTGGTTGTGATACTTGCATAGATAGTGATAGTGGCTTCAAACTACCAAATTTACCTCTCATGCGTGAGACAGGTCCGGCCAAAAACGCCTTTTCTTTTCCTTCACATTCAAAATTAAATGAGTTTGGATTTTGGGCATTATGTGCAGTAATACTTGGGCAACCACATGCTTGACGTTGTAAATTTTGTTTATCTTTTATAAAATTCTCCGAACTGAAACAACATGGGATACAATATTCGCTACCTGCACTTTCTTTGCTGTCGATAAAACCGGGTGACAAATTCTTGTAATCTCCAGTAGACGAGTCAATATGATATTTGTCTTTAAACTCAAAGACATATTTTCCAGGTGGAACACTTTTTGCACCAGGTGGAATAACAATATCTCCATCGCGTTCTTTTAGTTTTTCTACTTCTTCATTTGTCAAACTTACATTTCGTCGCAAATCCCAGTATCGTGGACATATATACCAGAAATTCTTGCTTTTAGATGACCCGTATTTCATTGCTCGACTATATGACCCTGGATGATTTTTATCAATATGTTCTTTTTCTTCATTTGTCAAAATAACCGGTTGGCGTTTCACTGACCAAGGACATGACCGCGAGTATTCTTTCACACCTGGGCGTTTACGAAACAAAAGAGGATCATATGCTTCAAGACGTTTAAAAAAAGGATTCGGGTTTGATAAACTTGCGCCTGTAATATCTTGTCCAACACGTCCACGTTCCGACCTTGATTCTGTTTCTGATTCCGAACTAGAACTTGAACCTGGTTCTGAAACAGGCATACGAATTGGTGCAATTCCTAGTTGGCCAAGTTTTGATTTGGGTGCTGGCGTTTGTGCTTTGCTTCCAACACTGATTTTTCCTAATGTTTTTAATTTTTTTAGGGGTTCTGGAGGAGCCGCCGCCGTCGCCGCCGTCGCCGCCGCCGATTCTTCTGGTGAAGAAGATGAAATATCCGTGTCTGTGCCAAGTGGTTTAATTTCTTCAATTTCGGGAAGATCTTCTTCTTCGCTTTCGGTGTCACTTGCTCCACCACTATGTTCACTACCACTACCGCTACCACTACCACTTTCATCATCGGTTAGTCCTTCAATAATATCAATATTAAATCCTTCATCGCTGCCTTCACTGCCATGACCACTTTTATTACCTTGGCTACCTTCACCTTCACTTTCAGAACTAGATAACCCTTGTATATTTTCAATATTAAATTCAGGACTTCCTGATTCCGCTGATTCTGCTGGCGATGGTGTTTTTTCTTTTACTACTGCTTTTACTGCCGCTTGTGTTTCTTCTGGTTCCGCCTCTTCTTCTGAATCTGTTTCTGCTTTTGCTTCTGGTTCTTCACCCTCGCCCTCACTTTCATCCGATAAATTTCCAAGCATTAAACTTTCAAAATCAACGTCGCTTATTGCATTATCTTCTTGCGCTTGTTGCAAATTTTCAAAATCAAATATTATTTCATCTGCATCATTTTCGCCAGACACTGCTACATCGGTAAGCACGGATTTATTGCCCTGAACAACAAATTCTTTCACTTCTTTTATTTCTTTTTTACTTTTTACGCCCCCAAGCGACAACGATGTATGACATAGTTTATCAATTTCTGCATGTGGTATATTGGTTATAGGTTCCGACTTTTTATTTTGCAGTAGTATACGTATTAATGAGTCAATCATTTTTTCAACATGATCCAAATAATATATATTATCAATATTCTCAACTTCGATTTTTAAATTTCCATCGGTGCTTATTTGCAAAAATGTAATAGTTGTCAAAAATCCTGGATGTGTATTTATTTTTATACGCATTTTTTTATTTAATTGAGATAGTTGCATTCTATCTAATAACTCTGTAACATCTTTTAGAGCTTGGTCATATGATATATTAAAATTCTCTATTAACCCGCGTATTACGTCTTCCTGATAACTGGATTTCAAAAATAGTTCAACAATAAATGCTTCGCGTCCTTCTAGTTCATTATAGTTTGAAACACGTTTGTATCTCATAATAACGCGTTGTGATTCATTGTAGTTTATGATATTAAATACACTGGATATACACCCCATATTTTTCGAAATATCTAACTTGAATTTGGGAGGTAAGTTTAAAACCGATTTATATTTTATTTCGCGAATAACTATATTTTTATGGTATAAATCTTCAAACAAATTTATCGTATATCCATTTTGACTTAAAAATATGGCAACTTCATTTATTACTGGATTGACGCTTTCTTTTATTATACTTTCTGCCTCTATATCTTTAACAGGTTCTTCGACCTGAAATGAAATAAATATACTTCCGCGTGTATCAAATTCGCAACGTATTGGAATAATATAGTCTTTTATTACTTCTCCTTCTTCATTTTGTATCGAATAAATACAATGAATAATAACTAACAGACGTTTTTCGATAGTGGCTTCTTTTATTATTTTATTTATTACGCTTATTTTTAAATATGGAATTCTTTTCCCATTTTCAGCAAGACGATTTGCGTATAAGCGATACATTTTTTCTTCGAATCTTCCTTTAGTTAGTTTTATTAATGGTTTTTCATCATTTGTATGTATGATTTTAAATAACATATCAATCGGAACGTTGATAACATAGTCTGGTTTTATTTCAAAGTCGAGTGAAAAAATACCCTTTGTCATGTATGGCAAATCGGTTGTTCTTTGATAAAATGCTTCATAAAACAGATTCACGCTGTCTGTCATATCTTTGTAATTTTTATCTATTAACAACTCGGTAGTAGATGATAATAGTTGCTGCGTATGTGTTTGCAAATCACTTATAGTAAATATTTCTTTTTCAGCCAAATAGGGGTAATATATTTGAATCATATCGTTTGGAACAAGGTCTGCATTTTCGTTTGCATCTACGTATTCTAATATATCTTCAGCTAAACATAAAAATATAGTTTGGCATACGATTGGTTCATAGTCAAGAAGAATTTTTTTATTTGATGTTGAAATTATATTTTTCCCTTGTTCTTTAATAAAAGGGTCTATCTCACTTACATTAAAAGGATTTACGTTATAAACTACATCCTCGCGATGATATACAAATCTTTGCCCTATAGGAATGTCTTCTATTATGGGTAACTCTTGTAAAAGTAGTTCCTCTTCATCGTCGCTGCCAATGCTTTCTGTATCTACATCTGCAGCGACATCTCCGACGCCTCCAACGCCTCCAACACCCCCAATTACTTTTTCTATATCGGATGACTTATATTTATAAAAAAGTTCTATAATGTCGTCATACGTATATGTGTCTTTAAGCTCTTCGGTATCAGTGTGCAAAATAAGTTCGCATTCTTGTTTAAGATTATCTCTATGTGAGTTTGTTAAGAAGTCCATGAGGGACTTTTTGGTAACAAGTTTTGTGTCGTTGTTGGATAATTTATTATATAGTTGTGTTGGTGTATACATAATACCCTGTTTTGAAAAAAGGTATACTTCATCAAATGAAAATGGTTTTGTTAGTTTAATATTTGAAATAATTTTTTTTTTAATAGTTTCAATAGTGTCGTCACCATATAAACACTCGAATGAAAATAATATCTCTATATTAAATTTTACGATATTTTTTATTTCGCTGTAACTAAATATTTTTTGAAAAAGAATTAAATTTTGGATTATTTCATCTTGACTTTCTAATTCGTCGGGAGAAACATTTTCTAATTTTTCCAATTCTGTTGCTAATTCTTCGCTTTCCAGATATTCAACAAGAATATCTGGTTCCATCCTTATAAATGCAGTAAAACGTTCGTTTAACACATCTTCGGTAATTTCCCAATTTCTTTTTGTTAACGGATTTGTCTTTCCATAAAAAATAATTATTTTTTCCGGGATTTGATAGTTTGATACATCTCTTTTATTATTTATATAGGCTACTTTAAATATATCTTTTTTTATTCTATCCCTCATTATAACTATTATATATAATATAAGATATAATATAAGAGATGTATCTTTAATATATTAAAAATATCATAATATGTTTAATATATTTATATCGCGTATTTATAATACTAAATAAATGTAAAATGAGTGTAAAACTAATCGTTGCTATGTGTAAAAACAATGGTATTGGATTTAATAATAAAATTCCGTGGAGAATATCTGAGGATATGATTTACTTCTCTAAAAAAACATCAGGAGACTATGTGGGAGTAAATGAAACTATTAAAAAAAATGCAGTAATTATGGGACGAAATACGTGGGATTCTTTACCTAAAAAATACAAACCTCTTCCAAATCGATTTAATATAGTTCTTACCAGGAATCCGCAAAAGTTTCTAACATTGGATATGGATATGGATATAGATGACTATGACGCAGATAAAAAACCTACCGACTACATTTCATCGTTAGATGAGGCAATAGAAATATGCTATGGTGGAGGAGAGAAAGGAGAGAAAGGAGAGAATAATATAAAAATAGAATATGAAACCTCGAGACATTTTTCATCATGTAAAATTAATGATATTTGGATAATCGGTGGTTCATCAGTATATCAAGAGTTTATACATCGTGATCTAACTATGAGTCTAAATGTATGCAATAGAAATAATAGAAATAACGGACTATCTAGTTATTATATTACTTATATAGATAATGAATATGAATGCGATACATATTTTCCGATGTTAAAAAATATGAATAAATATCATCTTACGCAATTTGAAAAACAGGCCTGTATCGATAAGAATAAACCCGATGCGCCTCTTATAAATGTTTACTACATAGTATTTAAAAAAATAAAATATATAGATGACAAACTACTAGAAGAATTATTTATTCCATGTAAAAGTAATACTAATAAAAATCTTTTACTATATGTTAAAAAAACAAAAATAAATATTTACAACAAATATACTAACTATGAACATGAAATATTGTTTTCTATGTTTTGTTCATAGATAGTGTTTTTTACTAACTAACTAACTAACTAACTAACTAACTAAAAATGCGTAATGGAACGCATCCACCACAATCAATATTTTCATTGTCAACAGAGCATGTTTTTATATTACCAGTAGACATTTCTTGATTAAATATAATGTCATTTTTCTTTTGTTTATTATGATCATCTATGTTACATCTCCACGGACATTCCAATACCGCACCACCATCTGTAACACTCGTTTTGCACATTGAATCTTTTCTATTTGTATTATTAGGACTCATACATCCGGCTAGACATTTAGAACCGAAAAGCCGTTTTATAATACCTCCTAAGTCCATGTTTAATAAGGCAGATAAGTCCATCGTTTTTTTTTCTGGCGTTGTATCTACTTGGTCCATTTTATCTGTTATTTTTTTAAGTTCAGATAGTGAATAGTTTTCTATAAGTCTTGTCTGTTTTTTTGTAGAAGAAATATGGTATAATAATATAATAGTCCCAAAAATAAAAATGATAATGCATAATGAGTATTTATTTTTAGAATAGTTTTTTAAAAAATTGCTTTTTAATATTATAGATTTTGTCATGTTTAAAAATATATATTATAAATATATTATTTTGTATACTATGTATTATTTTGTATATTATGTATATTATGTATTATATTCAATCTCTATATAAAGGACTTTCATTTATCATCATACCGCAATATGAGATTGGATTTTTGGAATAGTCAACTGCTTTATAAATATGAATACGCACCGCATTCTCAAGTAGAAACTTGAAATTCTTCCAAAATTCTTCTTTGTGTCCTATTGATTCTGACATCGTATGCGCCAGTTCATGAATTGAAACAAAAGTAAGTGTATTTCTATCGATAAGTGTATCACCAGTTTTTGTTGTATTTAAACAGAATGCAATTTTTTCACCTTTATTTTCACTATACGCAGTATGCTCGCTGTCAATTTGTGTTTCCATAATAGTTTGAGGATTAAAATTTTTAATAAGTCTTTGCACATTTTCGTATGTAGGATATGTTTTTTGCATATATTCTACAAGTTTTTTCATATTTTTTGTAACACTTGCTAATAAATCTGCCGCCATTTCTTGCTTAAGTCTTTCACGAACGCAATATTTATTTCCATCTACATTGGATCTTATACAATTCAACCCAACCATGTCATTATCAAAATAATACTTTATGCATATAATTAATATAGTTGTTGCTAATATATAACTTATTATAGTCATTTGTATTATATTATATTATTTTATGATATGGTATGAATATTACTTGTTAAAACTGATAATTATATATATAATCGCTATATAATTATTATTATTCTATGTAAAAGTTACTATACATAAACCTAAAATCATTTATTGTTTACCGCAGCCAATCTCCAAAGGCTGCCGGAAAGTATCCGGCTCGATAGTGGTGTTTGACCACGGGCTTACTATTAACTGAGGGTTAGGGGGTTCTGAACGAACTTGCAAGTTGGCATTACGAAGACTGCTTCCTACTGTATCAATGCCTGTTAAATAACCTGCGTTAAGAAAATTTACACCCAAGTAGTCACCACTTCCCATAGGCTGAAGCCCCCATGCATTGTTACCATCTTTGGGAAGGAGATCTGCAGGATTATTAGTATTGTTTCCACTGCAATTTGAAGGCATACCTCCCAAATTAGAGTTACTTCCATTTATTGCTGAATAGTCCGTAAAAAATGTTCCTTGATCTGCACCTGAAGGTGGGGATGATGATGATGAAGGAGGCGAAGATGTGTTACCATAACTGCGTCTATTGTTTGAAGAATAATTTTCAGGTATGAAGTTCTTGTTTGAAGAATAATTGAAAATCACGTAAATAAGAACTATTCCTCCTAAAAGTAAAAGAACGTGATGTGTCTTAAATGTTTTCTGTAAATCTTTGAGCATCGTTATATAAAATAAATGATAAAATATTTTTATAATTTTAAAATTAATTATCAAATAAGAATTATAATAACACTTAAAAGTAATGAATTAAACATACATAAATTCCTTAATGCGATAGATTGATTAGATATAAATAAATCATATTATGAATTATTTATATTTATTTATATTTATTCATTGTTTTCAATATCAGAACCTGAATCAGAATCAGAATCAGAATCAGAATCAGAATCAGAATCAGAATTATAGTCAGTATCCGAATCTGAGTCGTCGAGCATATAAGTATTCTTAATTTTTTTAACTTCTAAATATGCATCGAATGCTAATTTTCTTGCCGTTCGAGCTTTTTCTTTGGCGACTTTATATATTTCGTAGTATATGTCATTTGGTTTTTTAATTTTTATTTTTTCATCGTCTTTTATTTCTAAATCTACTTCTGTAATTTCTTCTATTTCATGCGTTTTTTTAATTTCTGGAATTTCTTGAATTTCTTTTGATTTTTTTTTATTTTCTTTATTTTCTTTATTTTCTTTATTTTCTTTATTTTCTTTATTTTCTTTATTTTCTTTATTTTCTTTATTTTCTTTATTTTCTTTATTTTCTTTATTTTCTTTATTTTCTTTATTTTCTTTATTTTCTTTATTTTCTTTATTTTCTTTATTTTCTTTACTATCTACCTTAATAGTATTTTCAATATTTTTGTTAGTATTATTATCTTTATTTATTACTGATGATGCTAGAGATGATAAAGTATTTGAAATAGGTTTGGGTTCAACTATATTTTGATCCACATTATCATTACTTATTTCATCTAAAACTGCTAAAGATTCTACTATGGGTTGATGTGGATGATATTCACTTTCAGATGTACCTATATCTATATCTATAGTTACTGGTATAGGTGTAAGTATAGGTGTATGCATACTTGTGTTAGACGATAAATGCACTATTGTTTCTACTTCTGTTGAAGTTACTGGTTTTTTTATTAAACATGATTGAAATACTGGTTTATTTGTCATAATAAGAACTTGGCGTAATATAATTTCAAATTGAAAACTTCTTTGAGTAAATTTTATACCTTGTATTTCTAATACAGATATTATATCATTATCCGGTTTTACGTCTTCAATAGTTAATTGTTTTTCATTTTCATCAAATACAAAACATGTAGGCATTTTTAAAAGATTTTTTGACGGCGCAATATTTGCACGCAATGAATAATATTTACCACCCTTAAATGGTCTCAGTATAGAAGTAAATGCTGATTCAATTTCTGATTGATCAATTTCATTTGTAAACCATGAATTTTTTTTTTCATATATTTTTTCAATACATGATTTTTCTAAATTTTCCATAAATTCAATAAATGCCACATCTTCAATTGAAAATATTAAGTCTATGTATGCCTTTTTTCCTGTAGTTGTAAATACTCCTTGTTTAGTAAGACATTTAGGTGTTTGTATATATAAAAAATCATTTGTGTTTGATTTTGTATTGCTTATACCTATTTTAGTAAAATATGTTCCGCTTCCACCATGCAATGACTCCGGATGCATTAGTAAAATTTTGCTAAAATCATAACTCGCATATGTTGTGCAAACATTTGCGTTAGATGGTGAATGAATATCCATTTAATGCATACAGAGAAAATATAGATTACAATAACACGCAAAAAATGAATATTTTTTATATATTTATAAAATATTAGTTCAATATTTAATATATTAATCATATTTTTACTTTTTACAACCATATCATGACGAATACAAAAGATAGTAAAGATTTTATTAAAGACAAATATAATAACAATTTTAAAGATAAAGTATACGATTATTGTTTAGATTTTATTAAAAAAGATGAAGTAAAAAAAGAACTTAAGAATTTATTCAAACCCATAGTTAATTTAATTTTGGAAGAAATATATCCTTATATTTATCTATCGTTATTGTTAGTTATTATTAGTTTTTTTTTAGTTTTAGGCATATTTATTATGTTAATAAAAAGCTATAAATAACATATATTTAAATATACACTAAAATAAGCTACTACATACTAAATTTATTTTTCTAACTAAATAGTATAATAGAATAAAATGGCAAGAAAATATAAATCAAAAACAAGTCGCCGGCGTCGTTGCAAAAAGGGAGGTAGCCACTCATCTTTAGGTGGTGCCCCTTATCCTAACGTTAGTAGTGGTTCATGGACGACTAATGCTCCCTCTGGAACTGCTGCAGCTCAGGCCGCGGGATTTAAATCATTTTTAAGCGGGTTTTCGAGCGGATCCCCTTCACAAAATGCTGCAGAATTAAATAAATTTGCTTTGACAGGTGGTGGTCAGCCCAGTCAATTTGGCGGTGGTCGTTCTAAACGGCGTGGACATGGACACGGACGCAAACATAGCGCAAAGTCTTCCAAAAAATTCTTCCCCAAGTCGCTTGGAACGGAGTCAAGCAGTCGTGAGCAACAGATGGCGCAAGGAATGAGCCAAAGTCAGGCACAAGCCCAATCTGCGGCTATGCAGCAAGCACAATCGCAACAACAAGCACAAACCCAAAGCGGTGGTATGTTTGCATCCTTTGGTGCCTTACTGAAAGAGGCGCTTGTCCCTCTTGGTTTGTTAGCCGCCCAACAGACATACGCAAAGGGCTACGGAAAACGCACACGCAAGCATCGTAGGTGAACAAATAATGAACATAATGATAGTGTAGCGAAATAGAATATAGTAAACATTTGTATATTTAATAATATGTAAAACAAATTTAGATATTATTTTATAGTATAGTATAACAACATACGCGCGCGTATCTACACTACACTACACTACACTACACTACATTATGCAATCTAACGCTTCCGGAAGTGGCGGTGCCACAAACAACGGAAATTTAGAAAAATCAATTCAAAGATGGGTTGAGTTAGACAATGAAATGAAACTTTTGAATGAACAAGTAAAAGATTTGCGAACACGCAAAAATGATATAGAGGATAAAATAATCGATTACGTAAGCACACACGATATGAACAATAATGTTGTAAATATTTCAGATGGGAAACTTAAATTTTGTGAAACAAAGCAAACCATGCCTATTACTTTAGGATTTTTAGAGAAGTGTTTAGGTGACATTATTTCAAACCAAAATCAGGTGAAACAAATCATGGAATATGTTAAAGGAAAACGTGAACATAAAGTTGTTCCCGAAATTAAGCGTTATTATAATTAGTTATGCAATAATCGTTATCTTATCCATTATTATTTATATGTATATAATAGGGCTATACATATAAGCAAAAAAACAAATACACAATACACATATCAATACTACGATGTTGCATCAGGACGATCTTATTTTCTGTAAAACAGAATCGGGCGTAACAAGCTGTGGTTATAATATTAGCAACATGCTTCTTAAGAATACATTAAATATGCCACATTCTCAATACGACCATCATACAGGCAACATAAATAAAACAAGCAAAGATGATATACGGATTGCAAAACTTATGGAAGATTTAGTTGTTCCTTCCGGGCTATACTATTGTCATCCGATGACCAAACATAAAGTGTTCAACTATAAATCTAAATCCGTGCAAGATTCTCCTCAATCTTCACGGCTTACATCACGTGAGAAAGGAGACAAAGGAGAGAAAGACGAGATAAATATAACAAATGGAATGTTAGACGAATCTGTATACGATAAATTACTTAGTCTTGTATCCATGGATAAGAAAAAATTATTTGACAGAAAAACAAGAAAAAATATACACAAAACTATATTACAAAAGGTTATTGATAATTCTGGTTCTATAGATTCCGATATACCGATGGATGTGCCAGTAGTTTTAGATACTCCACGCGATACAAGAGCAGAGAAAGGAGAGAAAGGAGAGAAAGGAGAGAAAGCAAATAAAAAGAAATCACTTAAATTAAAAATAAAACTAAAGCCGCAACAATACCAGAACCAAGAACAAAACCAAAACCAAAAACAAAAACAAAATCAAATAAAAACTAAAAAGGTAAGATTTGCCTGAATAAGTAAAATGAATAAATATTTATATGAAATTTATTCATTTTATATAGAACTATATATCAAGTGTTATATAGCATTACCTCACCCCAGTATACTCCAACTATTTTTGTTAAACGGCGAAAGTAATATTTCAGGCACTTTCTTCTTCCAATGTTCCAGTTTACGTTGTAACTCTTGATCTCTCATACTAATAGGATGAATTGGTGTATTCAACATTGCATTTTGTTCGGCGGGTGTAATAATTGGCTTGTAACCAAAACAATTTACACCAAATCTTGCTTCAGGATTACTAATGTGTCCGCCGTTTATACCAGGGCGTCCGCAGTCATTTTCGTGGCCTTCTATTGTCTGTAACTTGTCCCATGTTTTTTTCTGTGTAGGAAATAATATCATTTGGTCATCTGACCATCCATAGTTACACCACTCTCCGCCTTTATTGTATGCAGATTCAATTTGTTTATATGATGCTAAACCCCCACCATATGCTTGACAAATCGTTTTTGCATCATCATATGTATACTTATTGTCCGGAATATTATATACTTCTTTTACTATTTTTAGTTGTGGAACTACATTTTCATTTGGTTTTTTTTGAATTGTCAAATCGACTTTTGGTTTATCAGAAAATAATCCTTTAATGGCTGCGGTTATATTTACATTGAAAAAGTATTGAAAACCATTCATGATAAGCAAAATTATAAAAATACTCCATAGTATAATTTCAAGTGTTCGTTTACCAGATGTCTCGGTTCCAATACCACCTGCACCGCTACTTCCGCTATTTCCCGCACCATTATTTCCTAAAGATGAAAATAAAAAATAATATAATAATAAAACTATAACAAAGGTAACTATAATAACTATGCGAGTAGATACTGATGTTGAATCTAACTTATCTCTACCGGATGTTGCTATTTGACTAATATATTGTAATGGATCACCTTGTATTCCTGTTAATGAATTGTAACTTATACTCATTAATACTATATAAAATACTATATAAAAATACTATATATAAAACAAGATATAAATATATTCAATATTTGTTAGATTTTATATTTTATTTTGTATATAGTATTTTGTATTATTTCTTTATATTTTTCTTACGATAAAAAAGACAATATGGTGTATTTCCGCTAATTATGTCTCCGTTTATAGATATCTCTTTTACTATCGTGTCATTGAAATTATACCATTTTCCATTTGCATTTTTAATCGTTGCGCTATAATGTCCACCATCAACTTGTCCATGATGATTACAAATTGCGTATAAATCGTATACATATGTTTCCTTTCCATATCCTTCTACATACCGAGAAAAATCAACATCTTGTAACGGAATATCAATAAACATCTGGTTCTTTTTACTTCTACCTGTTGCATATGAAGTTATAAATCTCTTAATATCAATTATCATTATATTTGGAAGACTCCAAAATAAGATTCTTTTATTTACTGCCTCTTTTTTATTTGTTGCATCATTAAACCACATATTATCTCCATCTAAAGCTTCCTTCTCGCAATGTTTGTCAAAACAATCAAATAGTGTAACATTTTTATCTGTTTTATCGATACATAATTCTTCTTTTGTAGGAATTGGAAGATGAATAATCATAAATGGTTCTGGATTTATACTCAAGTATTTTGTATCTGTATCACATGACGATGATGATGATGACGATGATGATCCAATCGGTGTCAAAACAGAAACATGAATTCCAAAAAATATGTTTAATATTTCCGAGTAGTCTTTTGTATATTTTTGTTTCATCATTTCGTAACATTTTTTTCCCATTTCGTCTTTCTTTGTTCGAATGTTTCCTTTAATATCCATAATAACTTCGCGAGTAAGTGAGTTGTGAAATGATTCTAAAACGAATAGTAAAAATTCAGGTAAATCGTTTTGTGACCATCCAGAAAATAATTCGTGGTTTGTTGCCTTTGAAATACGCTGCACAGAGTTAATAAATCTACCCGGCGATATGATGCAATTTTGACTCCAGATCAATTTGCGAAGGTCATCCCACTCTACTAGTAATACAGACTCAGGTTTATTATTTAAAATCTTCTTGTAATTTCCACCCTCCTTTGACAAAAAGTCGTTAAATTCATATGTGTGTGATAAACATTGAATACATGAATTGATAAAACATGTATTCCCTAAATTTGTAAGACCGGTTATTCCTCTATTTGCGTAGTCTGTAAATTTTTCTATTGGCGATGCGGATGCGGATGCGGATGTCGTCATCTTATATGTGTAAATTATGATTATGCTTATAAATAAGTTATAGTTATTATAATATACAAATTAATATTTAAACATTTTTAATATATAAATATATATTAAGTTTACTTTTTATATGAGTAACTATGATGATCGGTCAGGGAATAATAGAGCAAATATTATACCACATGATAGTAATATGAGGGGTTATAGTGTTGAAAACTCTTTTTATGATAGCCCATTTAATATGGATTTTGAGTATGGTTATATGAACTTAATGTTTAATATAACTGCATTTACTGCAAGAACACACGATATCTTTCAAAGTCTTGAAAGCAATCTTTCAAACATTATAGAGTTGCAAAATGAAAGAAGACGACTAGAATCTGACTCTCGACAAACGAGAGAAACGAGAGAAATAAATCAAAATATAAATACGACACAACCTGAAACACAATCTGCGACACAACCTGCACCACAACCTGCAACACAACCTGCACCACAATCTGCGACACAACCTGCACCACAACCTGCACCACAACCTGTCCAAGAAAATAGGCAAAATATTTCTCCGAATATTTCTAATACTACATCAAATGATAATTTAAACTATCTTCTTGGTAGAAGAAATATTTTTGATACTTCGAATAATATATTATTTTCTTTTTTACCACGAAATGTTTTACTTAATCCAAATTCGTTACCTGAAAGAAGAAGTAGGAATAGAGATGGCTTGAATATTCAGGAGATTGAAGAGAATACTGAAATTATAAATTACAATTCTATAGATGCAGCGCAAATATTGAACACAGAATGTCCAATTAGTAGAGATGTATTTAATGCGAACTCCATAGTTCTTCGCTTGAAAGAGTGTAGACATTGTTTTGTTCCGTTTCGAATTATGACATGGCTTGAAACGCATTCAACGTGTCCCTTATGTAGACGTAATGTGGTTCCTGCTCCTGCTGCTCCTGCTCCTGCTCCTGCTGCTCCTGCTCCTGCTCCTGCTCCTGCTTCACCAGCAACTACATTTTCAAATATTATAAATAATATAAGAAATAACACCAACTTGGATAATTTATCAGTTGATAATGTGAATGATGATTCGATAGTTTTTTCATTTGATTTACCACGTTCCGTAAATGATGACACGCAAGGACGAGAATTTACAAATACATATTTTTCAAGTTTATCGCAAATATTTTCTAATTTGAATAGAAACACCACAAACACCACAAACCAAACCAACTATCCTAGCAACTCTACGGACAATAATGACGCGCATAACGATCACGATGACGAATATGACGAAGTAGATTGATTTAACCTTATAGAAAATTGAAACCAAAAAAGAGTATAATATAATATACAGCAAAACAAATACACACTTACTAGACATATACATCAAAATGCCTCGCAGATCATCATTCATGTATCCCGTGAACTATCGTGGTGACCCCAATGATGAAGACAACTTTCTTGCACTTGGGTCATTTGATATATTCGACAACACGTTCGTGAATTTTATAGGATGGTGTTGGACTCAACTCAAACGACTTGGACCGGCTTTGTCATGGACATACTCTGTATGCGGCTACTATATTATGTGGATTCTACTGCATTATGCAGCAATACATTTATATCCTGAATTTTGTGCACCTTATACTATTTTAGGTTTTATTCTGTCGCCTTTCATGGTTTCAGCACCTCATTGTATCGCAATGCGGTGGATCATCAGCGAAGGTTCGAATGTCGTCATGGCGATGTGGATCGCAATTGGCGGAGTTTTGGTAAACAAAATAATGCGACGTTGATTACAAAAAAATAATATATGTTGAATATATTTTATATTATTTTTCTTCATCATATTTACTTCTTCTTAAAGAAGTTCATAATGCTCTGATTCTTCTTACTTGCATTATCAATTTCAATCAAGTATTCATCGAATAGAATTTTCTTCACTTCTTTATTCCGCAAATCTGTTATCTTCTTTTTTATTTTTTCCTCATCCTCGCCATCGAGTAGCTTATCATTCCATGATTCAATCGACCGCCGCAACGCAGGAACATGTCGCTTATAACTCGGGATGTTTTCCAACACCAGTGCAAACACTTGTTGCAACGGCTTCATAATCTGATTCGTAATATAGAAAGCATAATTCGGTTTTATTTTATTCGCCAGGATATAGTCCGGATGTTCTATTCTCTCACCTTGTAGTGCCTTCTTGTCAGGATTCTGGATATAAACAAATGGAATTCGGTCACCAATACTTGGTTTATTTCCAGGGTCACGTTTGCCCATTCTGTCCGCCAATACTTTGTGTGCAATTTGCGCCGGGTTTTTATATCCACTTCGAAGCGACTTTGAAATAATCAGTTTATCCATCGGCACCTTCTCGTCGACTAAATTTTGTAGCGACGACTTTAGAAACTGAATTGCGGTTTCGACATTTTGTTCTTTCATTAGGATGTCGATTACACCGCCATAGATGTCTTTTACGATGGGTGCATTGTCACGGCGTTTCAGAACGATACCCATACTTTTGCGCTTCGGTTTCTCCGGCTTGTCTTCATACAACATACCAATATATCGCTTCTTCGATAACAAACAGAATGGCATAAGCGTTTTTTCATAGACCCACGCATGCGGCTGCTTCAGAAATCGTGTTGCAAGATGTCCGACCTCTTTTGCAAACTCAATCGTAATCTCAAGCGCATCCTTTCCACGAATCGGTGTGCCATCCGGTGTTGCAAGATTAAATGTAAAGAATACAGAATCCGTATTGTGAACTATCATATTTCCGACACCCGCAGCAAAGTGATGATTTTCTGTAGTGAGGTCATAAACAAACTCATTCTCTGGATATGAGATTTCATGTATTTTTTTGACTATGTTGGTGTTGGTGTTGGTGTTGGCGTTGGTGTTGGTTGCAACTTTTATGATATAGTTTGATACCCCATTTTCAATAGTATAGTCCAATGAAAGTGTATGTCCGTGAAACTTATTAAGTTCATCCCATTTAAGTGCTGCCTTATATTGTGATGTAGGAACTATTACTTTTTTACCAACATTTATTCTAATATTTTCAGGATGTTTGTATGTATCGTGTTCAAAATGTAATAATTCAGTCTTATTTGTAACAACATCCTTTGGCGATATTTCGTTACCATTTATATCAACAAGTGAATGGTCATCGGTTACATCCACAAGTCCAGTATGTGTTAATACTCGAATCATTTTTTTATGAGGAGCAAGTCTATGACGAATAATACGATGAAGTTTTGTCCACCCTTTATCAGACCACGTTTCTATATTCATTGACGGAATCATTTCACAATATTCTTTGCCTTCTTTTCCTTCTTCTTTACTATAAACCCATCCTTTTTCATCCCCATATTGTTTTGCTAACTCATCTATTTGTATGATATTTATTTGTCGTCCATTTTCTCTAATGTATATTGGTGTATAATTTGCAACGCTGTCTCCATATATATACTCAGCTTTTGTATTCACAAACCCGAATTTCTTCGACTCCATCTTCGCATCCCCATAGACTTCTTCAACAACGCGTTTTCCATATGTCAGCAGTTTGCGCCCCGTCGCAGTAGTAGACGCTGCAATATCTACATCGTAAAATGTGCTTGTTTTGGCACCACATTGTCCATAAAGCGAGTTCGCAGTGACTTTATAACCGAGTTGCCGTTTGTCTAAAATATTCGCCATAAAGGGGTCTTCTGTTGCTTCTGCCAGTTTGCGCGTTGCTTTTCTTGCTGCAAGTAGTTCTTCAAGCACATCTGGCATAATTGCTTTCACACCATCTCGAGGCTGTGCGAATCGGCATATTTTTTTACCATTCAGTGTTTTGACTGCTTTGCCTCTGCTGTTTGGAACCCATTTATACGTGTCATAGGTCACATCCACGTATTCATATCCAGACAAGTTATCGTAAATATAGTTTCCCGACGGATCTTTTACACCTGTTTCGCGAACGAGCTGTCCTGCCAAGTCGAACTCTCTTGTCCATACTTTGCTATCATGCGACAAATTCTCGCTAATCATGGATGACGGATATAGCGACGAATAGTCTAAACATGCAACCGGATTGTCCAAGTATAAATTGCATTTCGGCGGAAGACAGATTGCGCCTTCATAACTCTCATTTCCAAACGAACGCTCGAGCACGGGCATAAGCGTCCGCTTCTCGCGACATTTCTTCGCAATAAAGCTCGTCAGTTTAATACTTTGTCCACGCAATACAAGGAAACTAATCGGCACACTGCAAATTTTCGACATCTCAATATAGCCAGTCAATACATCGATTTTGTTCATAAGATGATGCACCAGGTTACAATCCTGAATACAATATTTCGCAATAATTGCGCGCTCTTTTGGTCCTTCATTTGTCATGCGAAAGATATCCTGTGGTGTGACATCGTCCTTTGCTAAACCCCAGCGCACGGATTTCGTCATATCCGGCATTTCGTGTCCTTCGATTTCGAAACTGCGTTCTTCCGGATTCACGTTTAGCACTTTGAATTTCTCGCCTTCTTTATACATATCCGTCGAGTGACTCGATTCCTCGAAATGAATATAGTTGCCATTTTCAAGACCCATCAAATTCGAACTCGTGACTTTCGTATTTCTGCTAGGCAAGTGTTCTATTTTTTTCACGCCGTCGCCAATAAAGTAACCAGCACAATAATCCAGTTTATAGGAAGTAAGATTGAAATCGCGACGTAAGTAATTATACAAATCAACTTGCAAACGTCCTACCATATCAATATAGTGTAAGTCATGCTGACCACTTGCAATTACTATACTACTTTCCTTGATACCAATTTTACCCGTTTTATAGTCACGTGTTCCACAGAATTCGCCCTTGTTTCGCGAAAGAGTTAGAAATTCGTTTTCGCATGAGTTTTCTAGCGAACGCTGAAACATGAACTGATAATCAAACCCGAAAATATTGTAGCCGATAATAATATCCGGATTCTCGCGCTGAATGATTTGTGTCCATGCGAGCAATAATTCGCGCTCGGTTTTGCACGTCTGTATTTCTGAGTTTGCGACCTCGTCTTTCAGCGTGTCGCATGTGTCGAGAACGATACAATGATTCAAATAGGGGCGCTTGTTTCCGTAGGTGAGAAACGTCGAACCAATAAATGTAACTTTGTCACCTTCGACTGGTGGGAATATTTCTTGCAGTGATACATTCAACATATTGATTTTAGTTTCGCGGTCCATTTTGTCGGATGGACACAATAGCAGGTGAACAGGTGTTTCTTTTGGTATTTCCTTGGGTGTTGGTTCTTTGGTTTTCTTGGTGGTGGCGGTGGTGGTAGTTTTTGGAGCTGTTTTGGGGGCGGATGTTTTTGTTGGTGAAGCTGGTCCATTGCCGTTGCCAGCGTATGCGCGCATTAACGCATCTGCCTCGTCTTCGTCGGCGTCTTCGCCTTCGCATTCGCCTTCCTCTACAACCTCAACTATATCTTCCTCGTAATCATTCACATCGCCATCGTCGCCTTCTGCGTCGTCATCTCCTGCATCGTCGCCTCCATCCGCATCCCCTTGATTCGCGTCTTGCGACATTTTTTCAAACATTTTCTCAATTGTGTTTAAATCTTGTAGCTTCGCACTAGACTGGATGTCGGGAATATGATACGAAATCCATACACCAAACAATGTCGCAAGTCGCGATTCACTAACTTTGATTTTTGTATAAATGCGGTCAACATCGGTATGGGGGTCTTTCTCGTGAGCAAACGCGGTATAAACTATTTTTTTAAGGAGTTTCTCGATCGTTTCATATCGTGCCGCTTCGGCGTTCGCATCTGATCCGCCACTACCACCATCCATGTTTTTCAAAACTGCGCCACAGATGTCTACCATATTTGTTGCAAGTTTTTTATATGTTTTGATCGGAATCGGGAAGTCGCCGTGACTGCTACTCGCCTCAATATCAAAACTGCATATTTTATAGGGAACGATAGTCTCTTTCGCGTTGAGTGGAACGATATGTTTTGACTCGATTTCATATTCATATGTGCACGTCGTTGTTTTTGACCCTCCACGCACTTGTTTCACACGCTTGGATTGAAAACCTATCCATCCGGAAGGGCTAATATCGTGTATATGAAAGAATCGCAAAATGGGTGGAATATTGGCTTCATATATCTCCGTCCTTGTATTGGAGTAATAGTAACCATCGCGTCGAAGCATTTGTTTTCCTTTTTTCATCTGAAACCACATACCTTTCACCTTATTCATCGTGGCGATATTTTTAAATTTGATCAATACAAACTTGTGCTCCTTTCCGGCATCAAATCCGTATAACTTTTTGCGCTTGATAAGTTTCGAATCAAAGTCCAAAATGGAGTCGTGATAATATTTGCCAGCTTTGTCTTTGAGGTGCGAAATAAATGCGGACTTCTGTGGAATCGTCCAGTCATCGCCCACTTTGATATAGAAGAAGGGGCTATAATCGCGGACAAATATTGCACAGGTTTCACCCTTCTCATTTAAACCAAACATTTGAATAGTAGTAAACTTCTCGTCTTTCTTATACTTTTTTTCGCCTCTAGTGTCGGCGTCATCGCCATCGCCGTCATCAGGACCAGCATCTAGGTCTTCTTCTTTTTCACGTTTTTCGTCAAATATATTGAAATCAAATAGACGAAACGATGTGTCTACGTCTTGTCCTATAACAGGGGTTGTTGTCTGTGGCTTTTCGCTCATGTTGATGCAGTTAATACTATATATGATTTAATGTTTATTATCTTTATCAATTTTTATATTGTAAAAATAATAAGTAATATAATAGTTGAAATCCAAACCAATCTTAACTAACAAATTTATCTATTATTCTGCAAGCATTTATATTATTTTGGTATACTATAATTACTATCAAAAATGCAACAACAATATCTATCGTATAGTGTGACCTTGAAATTATTATTATTAATGCAGATATTATTGATAAAGATAATAATGTAAATAAATTTATGTATTTATTCATATATAGAGTCAAAAGACATATAAAAATTGCTGCAAAATGCCCGCTATATACTTTGTCGTAGCACCCGCCATTATAAGCAGATGAATTTTTTATGTCACATTTTTTATCTTTTGGTAATATAGTCAAATGAATTATAATCATTCGTGCTACAAATATAGTTATGAGAAAACCTAGTGTATTATAAAATATTTTTAGGTCTATAAAAAATATGATAGTTAGTAATATATACGGCAAAATATCTGATAATAATGTTAAGCTGCGCAATGATGGTAAGTTATGGTGAATAATATCATATACTTTTGTCTTTTTTTCTAATTTTATATTTTCATAAAATAATTCACTTTTATTTTCTAAATGATAATAGACTTTTTTACATACTAAAATGTATACTAAACCAATAACAAATATAACTCCTATTTTTTTTATTAATGTTATATTCATTGCGTATTCTTGTGTAGTTATTTTTTATTATATAATTATGTAATAAAAAATAATATGTCATGTTTTTTATTTTAATATGTCTAACACCTGCATATGCGACCACGAGATTTGCACCGCTTTGTGCAGCAAGGTTTAGAACGTCCGCGATAGCAAGGGCATGTAGAACGTTTGCATCCTCCGGGACATCTGCACGCGCGACATTTTCCATTACGCCTGGTCTTATTTTTACGCGTAGTTCTTCGGCGTCTTCTTGAACCACCGCCTTGTCCTTGTATGTGTATGTGTTTTATTTTAGATTTAAAACAGAATTTACACCTTAAGTTATCAAGGTTTTCACCTTTACCAATATCAGATGTAAAATAACCAGGATCCTGATCCTCTTCATCATTCAAATGACGTTTCCCTTGATCATAAACACCACAAAGTAAACTGCTGTCCACATAAATCTTCTTACCATCAGATTTAGTAATAATTTTCCCTTCGCTCCCATCATCACCCATACTAGGGCCAGGGGGTCCAGAAGATATGGGAGGAGCGGCACCATTAGTAGCACCGGCACCAACACCTAATCTAATTATCACGACCTCTTCCATTACTTTTTTATAAAACTCTCTTTTTTTAATTGTCATATTACTATTTAAAACCCTATCCAAATCTTCTATATTATCATCTACAAACTTTTTTAAGGTTTTATATGCAGGACTCGTGTTAACCGCTTGGGTATCTGCTGCAATGGTGATTGCTCTTGTTTTCTCACGCATGTTATTATTTGGATCATCTAGTAATTCTTGGAACTCGCGAACATTTCTTATGTTTGTTTTAAATTCTTCTAACAACCTACCATCTGAAGTAAAAGATCTTGCAAATGTACCTAAGGTCCCCCCACTTTTATTTCTACGCGTGGAATAATTTTTAGATCCTTTACGCAACTTTCTAAACTTTCTAGTTTCATTTCTTTTCCTCATTGAATTTATCGCTAAATATTATAATATATAATAATATAATAAATTGTTATAGTAGTTTATAATATAAGTAAAATGACCAACTACAACTACAAGGAGTTTTTCATGGCTTTACGCACCATCGGTATTTTATACCTTTTTTACCTGCAGTATACTAATATTGTCAGCATACCTTTGTCTGTTATTTTGATGATTACTATCGGTTCGTTTGGTTTGTCTATTTTCTGCAAGTCGACAAAAACTTCACAAATTATTAACCATAAATTTTATAACTACGCGTTATCTTTAGCCGGGTTGGTTATTATTGTGAAACTATTCATGGTGTAATTTTACGATTTACGATTTACGATTTAAAAAATAGAATTTATAATTTACTATATAATATTTTTCTATATTATATAGTATTGTTTCTCTATTCGCTATCTAGTATCGTTACTTTATTTTTATAATGAAACTAAAAGATTTTGGAATGGTAGTCAGGACTACCGGTATTATTTACCTTTTATTACTATTAATAAACGACGCAGTTCATATTCCCATATCGGTTATTGTACTAATTACTATCGGCAATTTGTGCACTGCTATTTCATGCAAAGAAAAACTATTATCTCCCTCTTTCGAACATCACAAACTAGTGAGTTACTTTATTGCTTTCCTGGGTATTATTATTATTATGAAGCATTATTCAGCTTTCAGCTTTATAACACGTCAATAAACGAGCGGATGGATCCTTCTCTTCACAAAACGGATGACGCCAAAAATAAGGAATAGTTTTCTCGCATTCATGAAAAAATTCATTGAAAACGCTTCTATAATAGAAACTCTCTTTATCATATGGTGTATTATGCACATCTGTATATTCAATAAACTTTTTATACTTATTATACTCTTCGTCTGTAATTTTTTTATCAACATGTTCGCGAATGATTTGAAACCAACTTCGCGTGTGTCCACTCACCCCATCACTAAACGCCTCTTTTCTCCGCCATAGAATATCATCCGGCAATAATCCCTGAAACGCTTTGCGAAAAATATACTTCTCGATTCGTTCGTCGTTGAAGGTCTTATATCGCGCCGGAATACTCATCACGTATTGCAGAAACTTCTTATCCGCAAACGGCACACGCGCTTCCAAACCCGCACCACTAATGCTCTTATCCGATCGCAGTAAATCGAAGTAACAAACATCGCGAACCATCCGCACATTTTCGGCGCAGAAGTCTTCATCAGATTGTGCTTTCATGAAACCACGATACGACCCAAAAATCTCATCCGACATATCACCGCAATAAATAACGCAGTCGTCGCTATTGTTGTGAATATACTTGCTTACCAAATAATTCGGCACCGATGCACGCACGGATGTTGTATCATAGCTCTCGATTTGATAAATCGTCTCTTCAATCGCGCTCAAAAATTCGTTTTCCGTCAGGCAAACTTCGTGATGGTTTGTTCCCAAATAGTCCGCCACTTTTCGCGCCCATGCCAGATCCGTCGATCCTTCAAGACCGATACTATACGTGTTCAATTCTTTTGCCGGCATGTGGCGACACATTACTGCCACGACGGCAGAACTATCCAGCCCTCCCGAGAGAAGCGCTCCTACTTTGCGATCGCTCATAAGACGTTTTACAACTGCTTCCTCGAACAGGGCTGCAATATTCGCGCAAATATTTTCTTCGGTGTCTTCTAGTATGTTGTAATGATAGGAGCGGCTAATAGAAACATGTGAATTCGGACTAGACTCGATGCTATGATAGAAACTCTGGTTGATTGTCAGGTTTTCATAATATGCATTAAAAAAAATACCAGGTTTATACAAGTTAACAGGTGAATTGCCATCTTTATAAAATGCGTAACAACCGGGTGGAAATTGCATAATGTTATGATACTCGTTTGAAATTGCCTTTAGTTCACTTGTAACTATGATACCATTTTCATATGAATCTTTGTCGCATGAACCGATAAAAAGCGATCTTACTCCAACCGGGTCGCGTGCAATAAATGTGCACTTATTTTCGTAGTCGTGTAAAACGAATGCAAATACTCCATCTAATTTTCTAAGTGTTTCAGCCATTCCAATTTTTCGATACAGGTGAATAATAACCTCGCAATCCGACTTACTCTGATATTCGGTCTCAAGTCCATATTCTTTTATAAGAGCACGGAAATTGTAAATCTCACCATTACAAATGAGACGACTATTCTTTATAAAAAAAGGCTGATTACTTTCAGGGGTTTGTCCATTGATTGCAAGACGATGAAAGCCCCATAGCATATGATAGGGAAGTTTCGACATTGGTTCGATGGTAGTATACGTGGTAGTGTAGTTCGATGACGTTGTCGAAATCATACTCGTATCATTAACAAATACACTATTGTCGGGTCCACGATGTGCTATTTTACTGAAATATGTTTGGTGACTTTTTAAATCCGATAACAATAGTTTTTTATATATTTCTACACCTTTAGGTGAAACAAATTTCTGGTAAAAATAAATGCCGCACATAGTTGGTGTTATTATATTACGCGGATGCTAGATAAATAATCGTGGTATTTATTATTGTCATAATGTCTTTAACTTATTTTTAAAATATTATAACAAAACGAAGTATTATAATAAAATATACCAAAAATATAATATAATAATATAGTAATAATAGTAATAATAGTAATATATCAAATGTCTTCATCAGTATATTCCAATAATAGCATACACGCTCCTGAAAGAATGTATGGCGTAGTAAATAAATTGTATTTGTGCCAAAATGAACGAGTCGATGAACTCAATGAACGTATATCATCAAGAAACATTCCCTCTGAACCTTTGCAGCCTTTTTATTACCAAACGCCGGTTTCTACAAAATACGGATACATGCCAATATTGGACCAAAGAAAAGAGCCATCTGTTCCGCTGAATAATTTTCCAATATTTAGCCCACATACTACCTTTAATCCAGGGAATAATATGGCACCTTGGCATGGATTTGCAAACAATGTGAATATTGAGTCAACGTTGCGAAATCAGTTTTTCGGGTTGCAAGATTGTGAACAAGCTTACTATGTTCCTTCTTCAACGAGCGACTTGTATAAAGTTAGCGTCCCTCCTCCTTCGCAACCGGTGAAACAACTATTTCCTCACTTATTTCAAAGGGAAGTTTTTGACATGCGTGATCCAAACACACATAATTTAGGAAATAGTTTTTTTAATAATAATACAAGAAATGAAATTAAAGATATTCCGATTGAAAGAGAAAGTTCATTTTGCTTATAATTTATAATACGTGATACATAAATACAGATAAGTTTTATAATAGTTAATATTTTACTATTATAATACTAATACTACTAATAACACTAACAACCAACAAGGACGACAACAGCATGGAAAATCTTGAAGACGTTACTATATGTATGCAACCGCAACCACAGACTTATGAAACAGATGAGAAAGGAGAGAAAGGAGAGAAAGGAGAAAATATACAAAATGGAAAATTAGACTTCAATACATTCGACATAGTCAACTATATTACGCTCGAAACGATGTCAAATAACGAATCGTATAATAAATATTTAAAACGTAATAAACTAGACCATGATGCTGTTTTAAAAAAGGAGAAGAGATTTTATAGAAAACGCATTATTGCATTAACTAAGGATATTTTATTCAACAACGTGAACGTGAATGCGAACACGAACACGAACCCTGGCGCTAATACTGACGCACCCCCACCATCGCAGCTAGATATTCCAAAGATAGATGATGTTGTCGTGTCTGCATTCAATACTTATGCACGACTATGTATTTCTCATTTTAAGTTTAAAGATACTATGGATACCATCCAGGGAGAATATAAAGATATGAATGGGGAAACATGCACAGAAAATAAAATAGTCGGTGACTTGGATGAAGATATGTCGAACAATATAAACGAGGCGAATAAACTATGTATGAAACAAAATGATAAAAAGATACTGACACTAGATGCTTACGTAGTTAAAACAAGTGCACCAAAAAAAGAAATGATACTTCCCAAAACCAAAAATGTAAACCTGAAAGACCCTAAATATAAGAAAAAGGATATTAAGGTATCCGTGTCTATGTTGACACCCACTACTATGCCAACGACAATTTAATTTAATATATATATATATTTTATATATACATGAAATCAAGAAGAATACGCTCTGTTTTAAAATTTGCCGATAATGTTGATGTTATAGACGACGACAACGATAATGACGATAGTGTTGGTAGTATTTTAAAGACGAGAGTTGTTAAAAAAAGAAAAATAAATAAAAAGGTGAATAAAAAAACTGCTAAGAATAAAAAAACGAGAAGAAGTAAACGGGAAGTAGTTGGTGAGAAAAGCCCGGATTCTGTTGTCGAAGAAGACAAAGACGAAGACGTTGAAAAACATCCAGACGGATTTGTAAAACTAAAATGTAGTCCAAAACTCCAAAATAACGATTTTACATGTTATAGCAACGAGTCATTGTTTAAACTAAAATCGTTATGGAATGCGCGCCACCCGGATGTTCTAATTTCGTCAAACGAACCCCGCGAAATATGGGAATCATTAAAACAACGTTTAAAGAACATCTGCAATAAGGAATCATGTTGGTTGAAACAGAATTTCGCTTCTTCAGGTCTCGATAAAGAAATGTTGACTTATACATTTGCACCAAAAAGCCCCGACGACTGGAAGAAAAACCCGAATGAGTGGTTAAATAGTATTGATATCGAAAATGTCATGAAACAATACGAAAAAGAGTTTCCGTATTTTGATTTCATAGGTGCTGCACCTATTGACTTTGATTCTCCGAAAATGTATGGCGAATGTGTATGGGAAGAATTGTGTCATTTTGATTTGAGTATATCAATGCGAAATGGAAAGAACAAAATTGGTTTTGTTTTTAATACTGATCCACATTATTTATCCGGTTCGCATTGGATTTCCATGTTTGTCAGTTTAAAACATAAGTTCATTTTCTTTTTTGACAGCACAGGAACATCGCCTCCCAAAGAAGTAAAACGTTTAATAAATAAAATAAAACAACAAGGTAAAGCATTGGGTATAAACTTTAGATACATTGAAAATAAAAAACATCATCAGAAGAAACCGACAGAGTGCGGAATGTATGCGTTGTTCATGATTATCAATCTTTTGCGCGAAACGATGAAACCAGAGGACTTTATCGTTGATATTTTTCCGGACGAGCAGATGGAGAAGTTTCGCAAATTATACTTCAATCAGGACTTGTAAGTGTATCGTTTTCGACACACCCATTAAAATGCAAACTCTACTGGGTTTGTGCAGTTGTCAATTACGCGACTTTTTGACGACCATCTATAAAAATGATACATTTTTAGATCAACTATACTTTTTAAGTTGGAAAAATAATCATCGTCACATAGCTGGTGTACACCTATTGTTTTTATAGATGACACTTTGTATATATTTTTACTTCGTTCGGTGTAAATGTTATGTTCAGCAACTGCAAGTATTTGCTTGGGGATGACAGGACTATTCGGATACTCATCCTGAAATGTATCTGCCCATATATTGCAAAAACCGAAAATATCAATATTTGGATAGTCCTTTATGTATTGATGTAGAAGTGGTTGTGGTTGTGGTTGTGGTTGTGGTATGTGCAAATATTCGTCAAAGTCGCAAAATATCATATACTCTGATACATCCTTGCCATATCGGTAAAGTGCGTGATGTATTTGTCCCATTTGTGCATGATGAAAATATTTAAATTCTCGTGGATTCCAGTAATGAAAATTCCATTCTACAAGTGTTACGTTTTTATATTGTGGTCTGTTAAATAATTTATATATTTCCGGTGTAATAATTCCGTTATGATATATATAAAAATGAGACACGCCTTGTTTCGTATAGTAGTTATAAAAAAAAGGAAACAAACTAGCGTCATGTTTAAAAAGTGTAGTTAGTGTTAGAAAGTGTTTCGGTTTATCTGTTGTAGAAATGTGATTTAAATGATATGATTTTTTTACATAGTTGCATAGTATATCAATCGTAATAGAGTCGTTGTGTTGTCCGGTTTGTTCGATTTTATCTATATCATATACAAATACCGAAATAGGTTCGTATGAATCTTTAATATATTTCTCTGAAGGGATCAAATTTTTTTTATTTAGTATCAGCAAAAAATTATTTATCGTATAGGGTTTATTGTATATCGGCATAATCAAATATAGTTTATTGTTTTTATAAAAAATATCAAAAAAAAGCAAGTTTACATAGTTTATATGAAATGGGTTGATATCCTTTGTAATTTTGTCATAATAGTTTACTAAGGATGGGTTACTATTCGAATAGTTTATATTTTTTACACTATTTAATTTGAACATAAGATAGTATTTTTATAATATTTGTATAATATTATATAAAAAATAAATATTAAATATTTATTTGTTATTATATTTATTGTGATAGTAGTTCATATAGTTCGTATAGTTCGTATAGTTCGTATATAATTAAAATGTCATTTACAGAATTCACAAATAATAAAAATAAAGGAGCGCTTTGGGGGTTACTACAAGAAGGTGGTGTATTCAACAACATTCCCGCCTCTATGTTTCAAAGTGTAAAAAATATTTTTGAAATGTCGATATTATCGATGAAGACTGAGTTTGATTTATTTTTTGATAAAAACGACGAAGGTGATGATGACTATGATAAAAAGGCTGCTGAAATGGTTATAAATAGTAACAAATCGGTTATTAAAAAAGTAATAGACGAAGTGAATAAAATAAAGGCTCAGAATGAAAATACTATGCGACAGGCACAGGCGCAAGCGCAGGCACGGGCGCAGGCGCAACAAAATATGCGAATGCAACCATCACAGCCACCACAGCCAATGTTACCAACTATGCCAACAAGTTTAGTAAAAAAACCAAAAATAGAAGAAATATACCGCGCAGATGATATTAAAAAAACGCGAATGAGTGAGCTTGAAATACGTTTGAAGGAAAAACAGACCGAAATGGATACTATGTTGAATAATAAAAAACCAGAACATATTGATTTCTCAGATAAAGCGCTAGGTAGAAATAAAGAATCAGATTTATATGATAAAAAACTGGCAGGGGATGAAATGGAAAGATTGCTTGCGGAAACTTTGGCGTCACGTGAGCGCGAACTGGAGAAACTGAATATCGATGTGGGTAGTTTTAGCAAAAGTGTAAGTGGTGAGGATAATGATAGCGGCGCACAGATTCCTGTGAATAAGATAATCACAAAACGTCCACGCGAGACAAAAAATGTAACATTTAATGAATCGGATAATACTAATGTAGAATATGAAAAAACAGAAAATGGAAATAGAAATGGAAATAGAAATGGAAATAGAAATGGAAATGAAGAATTGGAAAATATTCATACTAACGAAGAAAACGCATTGTCATTTTTTTCAAAATTAAAGCTTAAAACGGGAAGTTCCATACCCTTAGATGATATTATGAATAGTATAAGCGATGGGGATGGAGATGATAATGAAGAGGAAAGAGAAATAATGCAACTGCAAGTCAAAGAGATGACCAACTTTGCAGGGAGTAGAGAAACGAGAGAAACGAGAGAAACGAGAGAAACGAGAGAAACGAGAGAAACGAGAGAAACGAGAGAAACGAGAGAAGCGAGAGAGTGGGGAGAAATGAAAAAGTATATAGTTTTAGAACAAAAGATTCAAGGAATTCAAAATGACATGAATGAAATCAAGAAAAATCAGGAACTTATTTTGAGTTTATTAGAAAAGAAGTTGCGTTAACATGGTAATCATAGTAAATATATTCATAATAGTCATTTTATTATGAATATATATTTCTCTAGTTTCTCAAGGTTTTTTCAAGGTTTTTCACTTTGACGCTTGCTTACCGCCACACCTCCCGATCCCGATGACGCAGTAGGAAGTTTTGAGCTTGATTTTGGCACCGGCACCGCTCCCGTTTCTTTTTCGATTTCGCTCAACGGCACCAGTTTTGCCTTCCCTTCTTCGTTTGTTATCATCTTTCCAATACATAGTGGATCGCCACCCACTTCTTGCGAAACAATATAGCTACTATGATCATAAACCAATTTCGTAGATTTATCATACGCATATTTAACGGGTTTTCCAGCCACGCTCGCAGTGATTTCAACGAGTTTCAGTGTCGTTTGTTTCACGTTTCTCGCAGCAGAAGTATCCGATTCCTCATTATCCACCGATGGCGGATACGAAAACTTATTCGACATCACGCTACCAAATGTGAAACACTTCAATTTTTCCTTCGAATTCTTGTCGCGATGGATTGCGCAGTCAATAGACGCTTCTTTTATCGCCATAAGTAGCTGCGAATTGATTTCTTCTTTAATCGTCGATATTTCAAACAATGCCTGGTCTGTTGTTAATGGTTTTTGCGCGTTCAGTTTGCTCACGTCGTTCAGACGCAATTCCATCGATGCATCGTCTGCCATTTGTTCCGACGTGAACCGCATAATATACATCATCACATAAACACTTCGCAACTTCTCGTCTTTCAAGTCGTTGTGACTGCATATACGTCTAGCCCTCCCAATTACTTGCTCTATTCTTACAGGCTGCCAGTAAGGTTCCATAATATGGACATAACGAACGTTGCGCAAACTGATACCCTCTGCACCAGACGCAGTAATCATAAGAACCTTCACAATCTCGCCCATAAAATTATTCGCGGATTTTGGTGTGAGTTGTTGTTTTAATGTTACCGGAATATAGTCCCATGTGCTATTGAATACATTTCTTATTATTTCGCGCTCCTCGTCGCTTTCTGTTCCCGTATACAAAGCATATGTCGGTTTACCTTGGTCTGCTTCACTAATATCAAGCACCCAAGCACCTGAATCATTTTTACGTATTTTAAAACGCGCAAATCCGTTTGCTTCAAGCACCATAGCAAAAAGCCCAATCCCTTCAATCGTTCTAAACTGGCTATATACCAAATGAAGACCATAATGTTGCGGTTCTGTAATATTTTCCAACATTGCTAAAAACTTCGGGCTGTATGTTTGCAATTCGCCTTGTGGCGATTTTGTAAGATATTGTGCCATACCGCTGCGAATACGCATAAGCGCGGTTGCAATACGTTTCTCGTAAGATGCGTCAACCTTTTGCTCGATTTCTTTCACTATTTCTTCGACATCATCGCCTGCATGTTCGCCATTCATATTGTCTATACGTTCGGCAGCAGTAAGTGCATCTACGTCTTCTTCGTTTGTTCCCTCCTTTAATGCACCTTCGACGTTGGCATCTTCTTTTGGAAGTGGACGCGTGATTTCAGTTGGGAAAACAAAATTGCAAAAAAGACGCGAAAAAATACGATAAGACGATACTGCATCTTCATAGATATCGTCGCCTCCGCCACCACCTGCACCTGGTCTTGATTTTCCGGCTGCGCCCGCACCAAGGCGTTTTTTAGTTCGCGCATTTTTTTCCAGTGTTCGTTCTGCCCTGCGCGCTTCTTCGTATGCTGCAAACTGGTGTGTGCTCATTGGCACCTCAATTACACGAAAATGTGTGGCCTTATCATATGCCGGCATAAGTTGTTCTTGTGCGCTGCGGAAATACGAGGCCAAACCAAGAATACGCCGCTGAAACATTCGTATATTTTTGACATTTCCAGACTGCGCGTCAATAAAATAGGACCGAAAAGATTCAAGACTATCAGGTAATGCTTTATAGGTCTCGATCGTAATACTTCCTGGGATGACACCTACATTGCGACTTTTTAGCGTCGAAAGCACCATGCTTTCAAATTCAGTGTCGGTAAGCTGCGGCATTTCACCAGGTGCACTTACACCTGAACCCGAACCTTCATCTAACCCCACACCCATATACTGACCCCGTTCATTTACATTTACGAACCCAAAAGGATTGCGTGTAATTGTCAACACATGTGATGTGTCGTTATAATCCATATAGTCTAAAACCTCGAGACTTGAAAACAATTGATCAAGTGTTTTTTTATCTACTTTTGATTGCAGCCCACTTCCCGCGCCTATTTGCAAAGGAATTTTCCATACTTTGATATATCCACGCAATATGTTAAAAATAATAGCGACTTCATTGGGGTAGTTGATTACAGGCGTTCCACTCAAAAGAATAATTTTCACATTTTGTGCAGTCATAAGCAGTTCATATAATCGCATTGAAAGCGAAGTGGGTCGCCGCAATTTATTCACGATTCGGCTTATAAAATTGTGCGCCTCATCAATAATAACTACGCGATCATTAAAAGGGTTCTCTGTAAAATTCGACGTAAGTGTATTTAAGTGACTCATGCGCATACCATTATAGTTGATGAATTGGTATTTGGCACTAATCATTTTATTAAGTTGTGCATCAAGGCTTTCGCGTTCGCCGGTATTGAGCGACGTATAGTTCGACGATTTTTTAATATTTACAAGCCATGCGCCATTCTGGTCAACAATAAATTGTTTGGGCAACGATAAAATAGCGGACAATGTTTCAACCATCGGGTCAACTTTACTTTGAATACCGATAAATTCCCAGTATTGATTTTTCTTATAAATATCATCGCCGCACTTTTTAAGTTCTTCAACATAGTTTCGCTGCAGTGATGCAGGTGTCATAACAATAACTTTTTTATGTGTTTTAAGTCCTTCGGCAATTGCGATCGATGAGCACGTCTTACCACTTCCAAGACCATGATACAGCAATAAACCGCGATAAGGTGTGTAAATATTTAAATAATCGCGAACGATCTTTTGGTGCGTGAGTAGCGTGAAATCCTTGTTTTTCTCAGGATCGCACGAAATCGTTTCTTTTTGGTCGGCAACTTCTGTATGATACGTCATAAAAAGTTGATTAATAAAGTTGACGAATTTTTCGCGGTTGTTCATATAATAAGCGGATGCTCTGATACCAAGGGGTGGAATGCGCGGCAATCTTTCGCGAACTATTTGGTCGCCGATTTGAAGGTCCTGCATATCTTGTGTCATGATACCGAATTCCGGTTTTTCAAATACACGTCCTTTTCTGCTTGCAGTGATGCGTGCGGGTGTGGCGGCGATGGCGGCTCCCGGTTCACTAGGTTCAAGCAAGAGCGATGGGTCTTCTTCTAAATAAATATGTTTTGGTAGTTTTTTAATAATGATGACTCGGCGAAGAAATTCAACAGGTTGTTGGGGTGTTGCTTTTGCACCGAGAGCAGAAGGTAATGCTAATGCAAGGGGCATAAGTTTGGATTTTGATTTTGTTTCTTTTTGTGGTTCTATAGGTTCAGCAACACAGACAGGCAGTGCACATTGCAATTTTTTAATAATATCGTAACGATTTACTAATTTTTGATCTCGCTGGTCTTGCACGACAAGAGGAGCCTCGCCTTGTTCGCCTTGTTCGCCTTCACTTATCTGTTTTGCAACTCTTGCTTTAAATACTACACGAACTTTATGCGCGGCTGCTGGTGCTGGTTTGGCAGCGGCGGCTACAGGTTTTTGTAATCCTTCAATTACAGATTTTGGTGCTAAATTTGTCTGAAGTGCGTTAATCATTCTTGCTGCAGCAAAGTCTGTTCCGGGTTTATCACTAGGAAGAATATGGGGTCCAATATTTGGAGCACCTTCAATAATTGGTATTTGCATTTGTTTTGCTTGGAGTTCAGCTTGTGCTTGTGCTTGTCCGGATGCAGATGCAGGTGAAATACGTTCCTCTGAAAAAATATCTTCACTCTGTTGTTCGGTGCGAACAGGCACGTGGGCAAGCGGAGGCGGAGGCGGAGGCGGAGACGCGGTTCCACTTCCAGAACCAAAGCCTTTCCCTACATTTATAGCCGGAAGCGATGTTCTTATACTATCAAATCCGGATGAAATAAGTGATGCTACATGCTGTATAGGCGAATTGGGTGATCCGAATGCACTGGCACTGGCACCTGCACCAGCACTTGCAGCAAGCGATTCTTTTATTGTTGTTTTTCTTTGTTCTAATTCTGCAATGGTTCTTTTAAGTTGTAAATTTTCTTCCAAATCCGATTTTGAAGGAGAGCCTTGTGGTGCTTCCGATAACAACCGATTTGATTCTAATAATTTTGATTTTAAGTTTTCTATTTTTGATTCAAGTTCTGGTATATCCATTTCAATATATACTATATACTATACTATCAATAGATATATTTATCGATATATTTATTGATATATTTTATTTAAAAAAAGAACACACTACTATATACTAGATTGTGTAGACTACATAGACTACATACATTGAATAGCCAATTCACAAGCCATTTGTTCTGCTTTTTTTTTAATTTTATGTGTCCCCGATGCAAAATGCACTAAAACATGTCCGCGTTCTTCATATATTTCTCGTATTCTGGCAAATGATTTAAGATCGCCATAACTGAATACCTTTGTATAATCTGCTTGATATATTTCTTTTCCCAAACATAAATAAACACCCATAGTATACCCTGTTTCAGCATCATGTTGTATTTCTAAATAATCAGGCGTCGTTTTAAATTCTTTTTGTATCTTCACTTGTAAAATATTTTTATAGTTATCATCGTTCTTGATAAGAGCAATCCAGTCAATATGGCGCTCAAATACTGCTTCAATAAATCGCTGCGCCATTTGAAACCCTGGCCCTGTGACAAATACGTTCTCAAACCATTTATCGTCATCGTGCACCGATATTTTATTAAAGTCGAGAAACAGGGCACCAATAAATGCCTCAAACAAGCACCCCAGTTTTTTGAGATTAGTGCGTGTCTTCTTTTCCTCGGCATGTTTAGAAATAATAAACCATTTATGCAGCCCCATTTCGAGTGCCAGTTTACCAATCGATTCATTTTTGACAATGGCAATTTTTTTTTCAGTCATGAAACCTTCATTCTCTTTAGGAAATCTGCGATATAGGTAGTATTTTGTCACACATTCTAAAACCCCGTCGCCCAAGAACTCAAGTCGCTCATTCGATTTTGTTCGAAGTGCCATGCAGTTGGAAGGCTGAGGTGTTATTTTTATATTTTCACGTGCATTTTCAAGTTGGGGGCGTTTCGTATAGGAGGCATGAATAAATGCACGTCGGTATAATTCGAAATTATAAAGTTTAGTCGGAACGCCATAGGTCGAAAGAATAGATTGAACATCATTCAATGTAATCTCTCTATTGTCTTGATTATAAGGGTTAAATATATATCCATACCCATCTTCAGCTGGAACTATATCGGCATCATTTAGAATATTTTTGCCAATCGTTAAACCAGATGATGGATGTGTAGGAGAAGTGGGAGAATATTTCTCTTGTGTTGTTGGTGTTGGTGTTGTCATTTTATAGCGTAGTGTGTATGTGTCTATTTAATATTTAAATTTTATATTTAAATGATTTCAATTTACTTTATAAATATAAAAATTAATATAAAAATAAATACTATAATAATTTTTATATTTAGCATATATATAATAAAATAAAATGGTTTTAAGTGGTCCTAGAAGAATTTCAGCAATAAGTTCTCTCACTAACAGAGGGGCTATCTTTGGAAGTATGGCCGGATTGGCGCCTAAAGTAGGTTTGAATCCCAATCTTACAAGTTCGTATCGTCAAAATACTAATTTTTGCAAGAATAAATGCATTCCTTTTGGACCTGATGCTGGTTTTAACTACATGAAAGAGAATGGCATGATTCAGTGCAATAAAGATGCAGGTGGTGTTAGTCGTGTCCAATCCGCTCCTGGTCGTAATCCACTGGTTGGTGGTGGTTGCCAGAAAGGATGGACATATTAATATCGCGATAGTTGTTGTGAATGTGTAGTTTCATAATATAGCAAAAACTATATTATAAAATAAATCGCAAACAAACAACATCGCAAAATAATATAATATTTCCAGATTATATATTCAAATAAGAATACTAAAGTTATATCAAAATGCCCCAAAGAAATGGACAAAGAAGTAGAAATGGTCGATCATCAGTAGCTCGTCGCGTTTTATTTAGCGGTCCCGGTTCAACCGACGGATTGTATGTTAACACTCAAAATGGTGGAGGACCGAAGAAAGGAGGTGCACAACCATCAGGAACAGGTTTTATGATTCCTTTTGGACAAAGATCGCAAATCGCAGTTCCTGCATTAAACAGGGACTTTTTATTTAACTTTAGGCAGTCCTATAACTTTCCACGTAATAGCGGACCCATGTTGTAAGAGAGGGAGAGAGAATATATTTTAACGACATTTTCATCATAATTACTGCACAACTTAACTTGTCGATACATAATTATAATGAAATAATTTTAAGTAGTTGTCCCCAAACTATTAAAACTATATACTAAAACTATTTAGAAATGTATAAATAACTATTATAGTAATAATCAATAGTATACCCTATTCTAGCATAACGATGATAATCAAGATTGACAATCGTGAAACAACGCTTATACCATTAATAGAAAAACGTTTTGAAATATTTATGAACTCTTGTGCAAGCACCGAAGATATTCATGAAGGTGTAGATGATGGAATCGATGAAGAAGGTATTTCAAACAACTATAAATCTTCTTTAAAAAATTGTAAAACAGGAAAAAACATAGCTACTTCTACTTCTACTTCTACTTCTACTTCTACTTCTAGTTTTATGAAACCAAATAGCGGTTGTCTTGTTCCACTACATGTATTTAGTGATGTAGAAATGATAGTAACGACAGAGACCGCATGTAATAGTCACGAAGGTGGTAAACACGTCATTAAAAAAGAACAACTAGCAGTTGGTGATATTATTTTAGAAAACGATAAAGGCGAGGTTGTTATTATTTTTGAAAGAAAAACGCTATACGATTTGGCTGCAAGTATCCGCGATGGTAGATACAACGAGCAATCGTTTCGTCTAGATAAGGAAAATATTCATAACCATAATATAGTATACATTATTGAAGGAGATATTGAAAGGTATATCGAGAAAAAAGGTCGCGTATCAAGAAAGACCCTAATTAGTTGTATGTTTTCGCTTTTATATTATAAAGGGTTTTCTGTATTTAGAACAAATTCGATATGTGAAACTGCGGATGTTGTTGTATTTTTTGCGGATAAATATTACAAAACATCCACATCTGTTGCTAGTAAACTTCGCTTGCCTTACTATACCAACAAATTGTCTATATCTGAAAACTCGCATGCAATATCTTCAATGTCATCTATACGTCCTGATACAAAAGGAAAAACATGTGAAGACTATGATAGCGACGACAACGAAAAATATTGTGCAGCTTTGAAAACACATAAAGAAAAGAATGAATATATTACACCTGATAATATTAATATAATTATGTTAACATGTGTTCCTGGAATAAGCTCTAAAGTAGCGACACAACTTATGCGTGAATATAAGACGATACAAAACCTCTTATATCAACTTGAAAAGAGCCCCAATATGTTAAATACATTCATGATTAAAACAGAGGGTGCGGGTGCGGGTGCGGGTGCGGGTGCGTCGTCAAAGACCACATTTCGAAAAATAAATAAAACGTCTGTAGAAAATATTAAAAAGTTTCTTATTACGACCGCTGCGGCGTGTTATACTTCTATCTAAAATTAGTAGTTACATTATTGTCGGCGTAGTATCCCGTATCAATTAGTGCTTGCGTGAAATCTGCACCACCCCAATTTGTATCCATGGGATTGGGGCTTAATCCCGTTGATTGTTGAATATAATCAATCATCATATCAGGAGTAAACTCTCCTTGATCCATATTTGATGGGTCATAACCTTGATAAGAATTTACATTAAAAGGTGTGTTATTGTGTGATGTTTCTAGTAGTTTGGTAATATGTCTCCTTGGTTGCGGAATTGGATTTACATTTGTTACCGGCGGTAACCCTCCTTGTAAATCCGTTGGACTAGGGCGTATTTTATAAACTACTTCGCCTTGTGTATTTTCCGTATGTTGTAAAAATAAAACAGGACACATAAACCCGACAGAGCGTTGCCAGTCCGTAAACTTGACATATTCGTCTAAATTATCAAAAGAAATAGGGTTCACACCTGGTACCTCATGTTTATTTGAATTATATAAATAAATTTTTGAACCTTTTTGAACAAGAATATTAGGGCAGTTAGAGTTACTAGTAGCACTTTTAGGCATGGTAAGCGCCTCTTTGAAATCCGATGATGAATAGTTCAATACAAAATATGCACCCATTAAAAATAAAACCGCTATAATAATATATTTATGATACATAGTGCGCTAGTTTTGTGTTGTTTGTGTATTATATATAATTATGCTATATTATATATAATTATATGATAAAATACTACCCAAATATTGCAATTATTCTAAATATGCAATAATAATATTATATAAGTAAAATATATAGTATATAGGATATAATTAAATCATTAAGTGGAATGTTAGCATTTTTAAATCAAAATACAAAACATCATCCGAAGGTTATGTTGAAAGATGTCGATATAAAAAGACTAAAAAAAAATCACGGAGTTGTATTATTTTTTATGAATGGTTGCGGTCACTGCGTTACTATGAAAGATGAATGGGATGCAGCAGTAGATGAGTGTAGAAATACAGGATTCGGTCACGATACTGACGATTTTGTTCTAGGTGCAATTGAAAGTGATAACGCTAATCTATTTAAGGAAAATGGAATATCGCACAATGTAAGTGGATATCCGACTATATTGTATGTTAGTTCTGAAGGTATTCAAAGGGGAGACATAAACCATGAAAAATATGAAAAATCCCGCACAAAAGCTGCATTTGTAGAATGGATTAAGGATAAAAAAAATAAAAAGAAGGGTAAAACGTCGGAGGTTAAAGTAGATATGCTTAACAAAAATGCATTAAAAACAAATAATATAGGCAATCAGATGGGTGGTGGTGGTCGTCGTGGTGGTGGTGGACGCATTCGTAGCCATGCACGCAAACAAACGCGTAAGTCTAAAACAAAATCAAAAAGACATACGAAGCGTCATAAACGCACTAGACGACAACATCGCCGTCGTTACATGAAAGGCGGTGGATGCGGTTGTGAGAGTGGTGGTGTTCTTAGTGCATTATTTAAGTAACTTAGAACTAGAACTAGAACTAGAACTAGAACTAAAACTACCTATGTCTTTTTGTATGCTTTTTGGTTTTGGTTTTGGCTTTTTGATGTTTATATCTAGTAAAACCACCTACAGGAACTGGAAGACGAATAGGATTGGTTGCAGGAACATTCGGTTTTACTAACCCTGGTGACGAGGACGAGGACGAGGATGACACTTTTGGGATAAGTGCTGTTCCAGACGCAACACATATAACAAATTCACGCATTTCTGTAATAGAAAAGGTTATTCCTGCAATAGCGGTTGCCGATGGATATTTATTGGTTGTATACTTAATTAGTGCTTCGACTGCTTCATCATATGTATCATCTATTTTTTTGTTTATTGCACTATTTACACCACCAAATATACCTGTTATATTCCCGACAACGTCGCGTAAAACTGATACCGCGTGAACCATAGTTCCCCTTACAAGTCCTAAAGGTGTATATGCATTTTCATCATAGTTATGCGTTGTAAATAATTTTAGTGACATATTTTTATTCGGCGTAGTAAACTTCTATAAGATATATATATTATATTATATTTATATTTTTCGTATCAAAAAATTGAAACGAAAAGTATCCTTAAAATGGTATATACAGAAACTACCAACTTTCAAATCATCATATCAAAAATAATCCAATGTCTGTTCTTCTTGACTTACACAACCTCAACAACCTCAACAACCTGAACACCCCCACGCTGGATATTGAGTTGGAAAATGGGAATGACAACTTGACGGCACAGACAAATATTCTAAATAAATCAGTTAAAAAACTTGCAAAAATAGATGTGTCAAAGGCTAAATCGTTAGAGTTAGAGTCGCCACCAAAAGACAATGATCGCAACAAGGCAGATCGCAATAAACTCGATGAATATTACTACCAACATCGTGAAGAAAAATTGGAGTATCAGAAGAACTACAATCGCCAAAAGGGCGATGCGATAAAAGACTATAACAAAAGTTACTACATGAAACGAAGAGAAGAAATTCTCGAAAAAGCGAAAACCAAGATCACATGTGAATGCGGGTGCGTGGTTCAGTTATTTAATATGAACTCGCACAAGAAGACGAAAAAACATATTCGCTATCTTGAAATGAGACAAGCGATGACCACGGCACTAGTTGAGGGAGTGGCTACAGATTAAAACGATACATACACCATACCATTATAAAATTAAATTTTTTTCATAGTTCTATTTTTACGAGTTTGTTTTTTTTTAAACGATTTTGACTTTATATTTTTATTAGTATATGTAATGCTATCAGAGACTATATCGTTACGAGGGACACTATTTTTGTCTTCTTTGAAAAAACTTTTCATATGTTCCAACATTTTTTTACTTATAATCACGTCCATTTCTTGTTCATCCTTATCTTTTTCTGTAATATTATAATTAAGACGATTCATCATAAAAGTAGTAAATTTCTCTTTTTCTGCATAGTTATTTTTCATATCTTTTGCTAAATTCGAATTTAAAAAACGTTTTATAATTACCGATGACGGCAGATAGTGTTTGTATCCTTTTACATGAATATAGTATACACTATCGTCTTCCATTTTAGGATGAAATAAATCGTCTACAAAACATATTTCTATATCTTTTGGTAATTTAGTACATCGAAAAAAATCATCAATAGTCTTATCATGTGTTGTGCGATTTACTTCTACTACTTTACCATCCACTTTAAACGCGGATATTATTTGTTCAAATATTTTCGATTTTAGTTTACTCTCAAAATAAGTTTTAATATGTTCAACCCATGCACGTTCACCTTGATTATTTGTATAAATCATTATTGCTTTGCATTTGCCATCTTTCTTTTTTTGTAAAAGGTATCGTAATACATTTAAAATATAAGGGCGCGGATATTCTGGATATAAATCTAATAACTCATTAAACATACTATATGCCTTATTATCATCATAGTAATATTCATCCAATAGTATACAAAATGAACCAAGTTGTCCAAAACTACCCAATGTTTCATCTAAATCAAATACGACAACTTTTTTATCATTCGTTCTTGGTTCATTCTTATCGTCTGTATTATATTCATTTTTTATGTTAAAAATTCGATTTAAAAATTTAGGCATATAATAAATATATAAATATTATAATAAAATATAATTTTATCTTATTTTAATATAGCTTAGTATATTAATATAATTATAATAATTATTATCATTATTATATAATCATTTATCTATATGGGTCTTTTAAAACATCATGATTATGTTAAAATATTGAATTATTATGACATGCCTATTTCAGCAAAAGATTCATCTAAAAGTATAAAACATAAAGCCGAAGCTATACTGGCTGAAAAATTATGCAAATGTATTAAAAAAGTAAAAAAAAATGACAGACAGGGTGAGGATAGTGATGATGGTAACGACGATAATAAAAATACGTTATCTGAAAGTGAATCAAAAGCAATCGCAATTTGTTCAAACTCTATTTTTGAAAAAAAAGGTCTCGAAAGAGGATTATTTGATTGTAAAAAAAAACCACGTTTAATAAATTTTCAAGGAAAAAAATACGCCCTTACAAAAAAAAAAAGAACACTAATGATGCTGCGAAGAACAAAACTATTTCAAAATTTACAAACAAAGCGTAGAAAAATGAAGAATTAATATGTAATAAGTAATAATTAATTTGTTATTGCGTGTATTCGAACATAACAAATTAATTTAAATATGGTTTGATTGATCTGGTTGATCTAATTGATATAGTTTTGATCTATTAAGTGTATTAGCTTGAAGGCTTACTTTGCTTCGGTTTACGTGCAGATGATGCACGAGGTGTAGCAGGGACTTCGTTAGGTTCTGTAGATGTGACTGGGGTTGGGGTTGGGGCCGGGGCCGACATAGGCTGTGCATTATCAACAAATGATTCAGACAAAGATGACTCTGATAGTTGTTGACGAGGTCCACTAGCGCGACTCGAATAAACGCGTCCGCTTCCTCTGCTGTTGCTACTATCCTTGGACTCAGGTGCATCTCTTCGCACCAACATCCAGTCTCCACGGCCACGGCCGCCACCACCACGACCACCACGACCACGACCGCCACCGCCACGCACTGCCCTGTCTCCGCCACTACTACTACTACTCCTTGCACCTCTGAGAGGTCTCGCGGGTCTATCATCTCGATCACCTGATGAAGCCGCATGTGCACTTGCACTTGCACTTGCACGTTGCTCATTACGTGTCTCGCAAAATAACTTCCCACCCTTTACACCACGAACATCCGCCGCCTGAAACTTATGGTCTCCTGATGTAGTGCTTGAAACGGAAAACTCCACATACTCTCCCTCTACCAAATACCGGTATTGCTCCTGACTTACCTTAATCGCAGAATGGTGTGCAAAAATCTCACTTGCATCTTTGAACTGGTCATTTCCTCCCACGATAGTGATAAACCCAAAACCGGTTTTATTATTGAACCACTTGACACGCCCGGTAAGACGAACAGAAGCCGATGTATCAGAAGAACTCATAACGAAGAAAATAAAAAACTATGATAATATACGATAGTATACTATAGTATAGTGAATGGCTTTAAGTATATTTTTGTGAATATAATATTTATTTTATACCTATAACTATATATAGTATATTAAACATAAAATGGAAATAGTTTCAACTTTAATGCAATACGTAGTATCAGTTCTTTACTTTGTTATTTTAGTTTCGAAATTTAATTTTTTTCATAAAATATTGTTAATTAGTGGTATTTATTTTTTTTCAAAATTTAATGACAATCTAAACGACTACTTAAAACTTGTTATTAAACAAAAATTACTCGACAAAACCCGAATAGTTAAGAAAAAAAAAGATGGTGAAAAAAATATGTATGGTATGCCATCAGGTCATGCACAACATATAGCATTTTTTATGGTTTTTTTATGTTTGTTTTACATGAAGATCAATAATAGTAAACTCGTTCGCGGTAATGTTATTTATGCCTTATTTATAATTACTTTTATTTTATATGTGTATGAATTCGTTATTTGTATAGTTTATAATTATCATACACCATTGCAGTATATAGTTGGCACTATTATCGGTGGACTTTTGTCGGTTGTAACATTTTTTATACTATTCGCAATAATCGGTAAAAAAATATAACTAAGTTATTTTTAGAGAAAAGTTTATCTTATTTATTTATAGAGATAGTAACAAAAATATATTATTATTATTATTATTATTATTATTATTATTATTATTTATTATAAATTATTATAAATTATGGAAGTAAATATATTTATTTTATGTTATAATGAAAGCTACTTATTGCCTCATACTATTAATCACTATAAAAAATATTTGCCTTCATGTAAAATAACTATTTATGATAATCAATCAACCGATAATTCTGTTGAACTGGCATTATCACTTGGTTGTAATGTAATCTCATGGAGTAGCAATAATGAAATAAATGACCACTTATATTTAAAAATAAAAAATAATTGTTGGAAAATTATAAAAAATGGATGGATAATAATGATAGATATGGATGAATTTCTTTGTGTTACAGAAGATGAATTGTTAGATGAAAGTAAAAATGAAACAAGTATTCTACAAATAAAAGGACTTGAAATGATTGGAGAAAGTAATAAAATAGATTTAACAGATATAGATTTGCATAAAATAAATAAATATGTAGATAAAGATGAAGAAAGTAAAAAACTTTGTTTTTTAAGAGAGAAAATAACTGAAATGAATTATGAATTGGGTGCACATCATTGTAAACCGCGTGGATATATAAAATATAGTTCAAAAATATATTATAACAAACATATGAACACATTAGGATTGAATTATATTATTGATAAAACAAAAAAGCGATATACAAGAAGTGAACTAATGCTAAAGCAAGGTTTAGCTGGTCATTATGCATATCCCGAAGAAAGAGTCAAAAAAAATTATTATCATCTACTGAATAATTGCAAGTTTTTACTATAAGTATAATTTTTATATATTTTAGTCATCTGCCAATAACTTTTGTTTACAAAGTCTTTTCAAATAAATATAGTCTGGTTTCTCTTCAAACTCTATTTTATACGCATATGTCATCATTCTTTCGAATATTGCCGGTAGTCCGTGACATAAGTTTGAAACAGAGGTTATTTTTTTTACATCATAAACAAGTTCTGCTTTTGTTCTTTTATCTCCCGGATTCACTTTTAAACCACACCATGGAAGCGTTCCTTTTAATAGATATATTATAACATACAATATTGATATAATATCATCACGTCTTGAATATACGTTTCCTTCGTGAATATGTGTGCTTATGTAACGCATAGTGCCAACGATTGACGCATTCGGTTTATTTGGTATATGTGCACCATCTTTCATGTAGATTCGCGACAAACCAAAGTCAATAATATTTACTTTTTTTATAACTCGGTTGGTTGGGTCAGTTTGATCAGTTTGATCAGCTTGACCTGTTTGGTTATTTTGAATAGGCGACCGACTTATCATAAAATTTTCAGGTTTGATATCACGATGGATGACACATTTTTCATGTATTTTTTCTATGATTTCAATTATTGTTATCATATATTTTAAAACATCTTTCAAGTAGTATTTATAATCAATGTTATAGATATTTGAACCATCATCACTATTGGTATTGCTATTGCTATTTTTGTCTATGCTTTGCATTTCACACTCTGTCCCACTTTCTGTCCCGCTTTCTGATACGTTTTCATATTTTTTATTGAACATCGCATAAGATGCTGTTTTTTTCAGTTTCGTCACTTCTTCTGCAAGTGTATGCGAAAACAAATCCATAACTATTATATTTTTATTTGACTCTGTTCCGAAATATCGCAATTTTACGACACCGGGTATACCCAACAAATGATTCAGTATCTTAGACTCCCATACAAGTGTCGGTTGTGCACAGGTTGTTGCCTCATATTTGATTGCGACCCTTTCTTGTGTTATAATATTCAACCCTTGATATATACAACCAAAGGAACCTTTTCCTATTTTCCTCTCGAAAACATACTTTGAGTTAATAAGGTTTCGATTCTGGTATTTTTGTATGTCATATGTTTCTTCGACGTGTGAGTGTTTTTGGTGTTCATGCTGATGTTGGTTTTGGCCTTGGCCTTGGCCTTGATGTTGCATTTTGTCTATATATACATACCTATAAATACTTATAAATCAATTTTATAATTGATTTAGAAATAAAACAAATAAATATATTATTAAGTATATATAAATAACGCACATTATGCTGTTTAAACTTCAAGCATTATTGTGGGTTGGACTATATATAGTATTCAATCCTAATATGGCAACGTCATTGCCGATTGAATTTGTAAATAAAGATAGTATCAATACTATAAAGTATCCAATTCATGTTGCATGCGAATGTAAGCAGTATGAACTATACGTTGATGGTAAATTTATCGAACAAGCAGGTGCAGTTGAAGGTTATCTTGAAAGTGATTGGAATGCTACAAAGATTTTTAGCCCTGGCATAACTACCGAAACTCCAAAAATAATTGCTTTTCATGGAATAGGTGGACTATTACCTGGTTTCGCGAATGGATTTATTATGGATATGAATAATGGTGCAGATTATACAAAATATCAAGAATGGAAATGTATGGAATTTGGGGTTTCGGCAGTGCCTGCAAACTGGTATATGTATGACTATGACGATAGTTTATGGGAAATGTCAAAATCTTATGGAATGAATTACCAAAATAATAGTTATCAAATTTTTGAACATGAGCGTTTCAGTATACACCTTAATGCTGAATGGTTATGGACACAAAACAACGCAAAAACAAACATTTTTTGCAGGAAAAAAAATAAACACGTGCAGTCGCCGATTCATGTGCACGTGCGTGTGCCGCTAACAACATCTGCGCCACCAACCCATATACCAACAACCCAGACAAGTGTAATGAAAACGACACACCACATTCCTGCGCAGACGGCTGCACCGATAGCTAAACTCCCAATAAAAATAAAACCCGACACGCAAAATATTTACTATATCAAAAATAATATAAAAATTATTATCAATAACGCAAAGGTTTCAAAAAATATAATTGATAAACAAATATTTAATATGTTTCGTTATTTGCATGTAATAAAAAGTGATAACGACGACGACAACGACAATGACGACAATGACGATGACAAACTACGTCGCGAGATATATTATATAGTCAAACAAATACATACTCACATCCACCACCATTACGATCATATATTAAACTACTATAAAAAAATACTTCAAGATAGTTACGACTCTGTCCATGACGGAAGCGACCAATATGAACGTGATGAGAATGAAGAGAAAGCAGAGAAACGAGAGAAACGCGACAAAGGAGAGAAAAAAGAAATATTCAAAAAAAATGATTCGCGACTAAAAAAAACATCAAAAATTATTGAATCTATGATAAAACTAAATCACTACATCAAAGTAATAGAATATAAAATTCAATTTATCAAAGGAGAAACAAAGTATAACCTTTTGCAAATATTATATTCTCTCAGAAAACAATACCAGGATGACATGAGTCAAATGTTGAAGTTCTTATAATTTGATGGTTAGTTGAAAGTGAATAATATAAATTTATATAAAACTATATATAAATATATAGTATATCATAGTATATATTATGCCATCATTGTATAAAAATAATACAACACTTGATGAACGTAAAATAAAATCACAAAAATTAAAAGAACTTTATCCAAATCGTGTTCCTGTTATCGTCGAGATGTCGTCCAGTTCTATTAGCTATAAAACTTTTATTCAAGAAAAACACAAAGTTAAATATTTAGTTCCAAATGAAATTTTTATGGGACAATTTATTAAAATTTTGAGAGATAAAATGAAAATAAAAGAAAACACTGCTTTATTCTTTTTTATTCATAATAAATTGTTTCCAATGACATACCCATTATGTGTTTTATATGATGAATATAAAGATGAAGATGGATTTTTATATATTGAATTTTGCGAAGAATCTACTTTTGGATAATATTATTCTTAACTAACTAATGTTCATATGACTTCATATGCTTTGATACGAGTATATATAAAAATACTATATAAATATTATATAATAATACTAATAAACTATTATTATCTTATGAATAATATAGATATGTGCGCGTTACCCACTAAAATAAAAACAAATATTATTTCTTTAAAAAATAAATTATTTTCTTTTTTTAAGAATAAAAAAACACACGAATATAATACCAATAACACTCAAGTATATAAAAGTAACATGGAAAACGTGGAATTATATAAAAATAAAATTAACCATGTAGATTCTAAAAATGTAGATTCTAAAAATGTAGATTCTAAAAATGTAGATTCTAAAAATGTAGATTCTAAAAATGTAGTATATAATAATGATGATAATCGAATAGAAAATAATATAAATGTTATTGAAATTCCAATTGCAACATCTTTTGAATATACTGACGTTATGATTCATTCGTCATTTTTGTTAAATAGTATTATTGACAAAATAGTTACCATGAGTTACTATTCAAATGACAGCAAAGAATATCTAAAAAATATTTCAAAATTTTATACAGATAATGAAAAATATACTTTATACAAAGATAAACAAATATTTTCTGAAATTTTATACTATGAATTTTCAAAATTAATCGAAGAAATATTAAGCAATAACATACACTTTACATATAATCTTCGGAGTGTTAAAGTTTACGAAAATGATCTTACTTTTTATAATTATCGGGCTGGTGTTTTTAAAACTGATAACTTTATTTTAAAAATAGATACAGATGCATATAACTTTAATAATGAAGTTACAGGTATGTATAATATAGGCAAAGGACTTATAAAACAACATAATATAGTGTTGCCGTATTATGTAAAAATGTTTTCAAAACATAATAAAACTATTAGTTTCAGTATTCAACCAAAGTTACATAATACGATTACGTTACGTGATTGGATGTCGATATTCTATAACCAACGCATGGATATAGAATATTATATCCGCATGTGTATACAGATATGTAAGTCTATTCAATTTATTCACTCTAAACATATAGTCCACGGCGATATAAAACCAGATAATATTATGATTGAAGCAAAGACAAATAAACCTTATATTATCGATTTTGGGTTATGTGGATTACACGATTTATCCGAGGGTACAGGAGGAACAAAACCATTTTGCAACCCTGTAACATTAAATATTGACAACCATACAGGCACTTTTGAATATAACTGGGTAAAAAATCACAAACAAAATGACCTTTGGTCTGTATCTTTTATATTTGCGACTATTCTTATTTTTCGAAAGTGTTACACATATTATAAATATTATCCTGTAGATTTTTTTAATGATGACAAATATGTTAGTATAAAATATTTAAATTTCATTCCTGACAAGTTTAAAACCCCATTTGTTTATGTTCTCACAAAAAACAATCCCAATATAACTATTGATATGCAATGTTTTATTTCATTATTGGAAGAAGCTTTATGAAATTATTCATAGTTTATAAGTTTATAAGTTTATAAGTTTATAAGTTTATAAGTTTATAAGTTTATAAGTTTATAAGTTTATAAGTTTATAAGTTTATAAGTTTATAAATTAACTACTATTTCTGTTTCGTTACATTTGTCGTTATGTTTTTCGTTATTATTTACATTTTTACTTATATTGTCATCATTCTCTAATGGTTTTAATATATTTTCTGCATTTAACGTATAGTTCGTTTTTTGGTAGGTATCAGGTGGTATCGGTATAGTAACGTTTGGTAGAATCGTGGATACAGATGTGAATATAGCGTCTTTGTCTTGGCTTCCTATACTTGGTGGCATTTGTATACTTACGAATTCACCTATTTCTTCATGAACGTCTTCATTCTTATTCTTGTATATGTTCTTGTTGTTTTTATTTTCAATTATATTCATCTTACTTGCAACAACGCGTTTCGTATTTTGTTTTTGTAATAACCTCATAACTAAATGATTGCTTATTGCAAGTGTATTCATATACGTTTTATACTTAAATACACATATAGTAGTATTTGACTTTACGAATTTAATACTATACCACCAATATGCTGGTATATGAATCATTTGTCCAGATATAAGTGTAACATCAATAGTGCGGAGTTTATTAAAATCAGTGCGATACTCATCTTGCACATTCCAAGGATTTACAGGTGAAACAAATTCAAAATTGTCGTAGTCGTTTGTAGTATATAAATATTTCTTCGACTTTGGAACAAGAAGTCTTATCACCGCTTTACCATGTGTTAATACAAAATAGTTACGATAATTTACTTCATATCGCAATGGTGTTTCGACATTAAGTGACCCAAATAATATATCATAATTGCACGATGAAACCATCGATGGTCTTAAAAACATATCATTATTTTGATACAACTTTATAATTCCTGTCTCATCTAAAAAATCATAATTATTTTCACTCATATAGTTAGATTCTTTATCCCTTTTAAACAAATCAATAGACTCAACTATTCCTAAAGGAATATATAACTCTGTATCATCGTCTTGCTCTTTTACATTCCGTATTTTTATATCATACCCCGTATAATTTTCTTTAATATAGTTTAAATTGCATTTTTCAATAATGCTAACATTATTAAAATCTGTTACAACAGGTTGTCGAAAATCACATACCTCTTCTAATCGTTCTTTTGATGGCTGGCATAATTCGTATATCTCTAAATCATTCACTTGTTTTAAATGAAAATGAACATGCAAATAAATAAATAATATTAAACAGAATACAACAACTGCGACTATTTCTTTCATTTTTTATTGACTTTTTAATAAAAATATGATTTATATATGTTATTAAATAGTATACTTACTAAATTATTTTTATACTTTTTTTTATAAATTCTTACTCATTCATTTATGCAATTACAAATATTATATGTGTGTCGAAAAAAATACACGCACATATAATACATTTTTACTCTATATATTATGATACACTTTCATTTTTATCTTCATTATCTTCTTCGCCTTCTTCACCTTCTTCACCTTCTTCACCTTCTTCACCTTCTTCGCCTTCTTCGCCTTCTTCATCTTTAACTTCATTGATTTTGTCTGTGTAGTTTTGTTCCTCTGCATGATAATATAGTTGTTCAATATTATTTATTACTTCTCTATTTTCTCCTGTTTCTCTATTTTCTCCTCTATTCCCATAATTGCAAAACTCATCCTTAATATCGTCATATTTAATATTGAAATTATCTGTCGTTATTGTTGTAGTAGGCATTCGATTAGTTTCACTATCATAATTTTGTTGCGATTGAGGAGTCAAGTACTCCTGGTGTGGTAATTTTCCATTGATGATATTCATAACCAATACTGATAATTCGTTTAATGTTTTCTGTTGTGAATGTATAAGTCCTCTAAGAGTCTCATTCTCTTTTTGTAATGGTTCAATTTGGTTAATAATATCGGACAAGTTTGTATTTGTAAGTATGTTATCCAATATTTTTGCAATAAATTCACTATTATTTACTATCCCATTCATGTCATTTTGTGTATCTAATACAGATGACGTAGTTGTAAGTGTTGATATCTGATCATTGCCATTATTATGAGTTATCATGCGTTCAATCTTATCTACACGATTTGTAAATATTTGTAAACGATTTGAATATTCATTAATTAATGCATCCTGATTTAACAACTCATCGTGATGCAATTTAAATAAAATATTAGGCGGAAGTGCTGCCCCCGATGGTAAACATGGGAGCCCCGCCGAACTCATTGGCAAATCACGGATATGATAACCATCTATTTCAGATACTGCGCGATTATGCAATACTGAATTTACAACATATGGTCCATTACCCGAAACACGCGGAGGCATCTTTTCATTCATATTATTTGCACTCATCGTTGCTCCAATCGACGGATGTTGTTGTTGTTGTTGTTGTTGTGGTTGTTGTTGTGGTTGCGGTTGTTGTTGTTGTTGTTGTTGTTGTTGTTGCATCATTCGTTGTTGCATTTGTCGAAGAATCTGTTGCTGAATTTGTGGCGGCATTTGTCTAAAATTAGGTGGTAATGGTAATCCTTGAGGTAAATTACCACTTATTTGTGGTGCTTGTGGTCCTTGTGGTCCTGAGGCTCCAGGAGTTTGACCAAGAGGTGGACCACCCCCTCTCCTTCGTTTTGCCGCTGATAATGATGCACTATTACTCATTTAACTATTCTATAACGTAAACGTAAGTAAAATATGTATAATAGTTATATATTTCTTAATAATAGTATTTTAAATCTTTTTATACGCAAACATTATTTTACATTATCTATTTTATAATTTTCTGAATTTCATAATACTTAATATTTGTTTACAACATAACCAATACACCAACCAATCATGGTAGATACTTGGTCACCTACACTATTCATAAACGTATCGGGGCTTGGTTTACGCCCAGGCCATATTTCAATTTTGTCTAATTCTTTTTGCAGTCGCGTATTTTCAGCCATCTCATAAATTGCGTGTATTATAAACCATTTCGCAAATGATAAACCACAATAATAAGCAATAATTCCTGAACATAAATGGTATGTTGAATATTTATCTATAAAGTATTTCCCCATGGTATATAGTATTATAGTATTATATTTTTATGCAACCATCTGAAATTTTATCGGTGAATGGTGCTCATAATTATGAATTTCAAAATCTTCAACTTGGTAATCATTTATATTTTCTCTAACTTGTTTAATAGAAATAGTCGGAAAAGGATAAGGTTCTCTTTTAAGCTGTAACTTTGCGCCTTCAATGTGTTCTTCATAAATATGACTATTACCTTTAAAATATACAAATTCATAAGCTTCCAACCCAGTATGTTTCGCTATTAAATGTGTAAGAAAGCTATAAGATGCTATATTGAACGGCGTCCCACAGCATTCATCGTTTGACCTTTGTGTCATAGCACACGATAATTTATTACCATCTGTCACATTAAACTGGCACAATATATGGCATGGCGGAAGTGCCATTTCATTCAATTTGCACGGATTCCATGCAGTCATTACCATACGTCGACTTGTCCTTGTTTCAGGATTTTTTAATGTATCTATAATTTCTTGAAGCTGGTCGACGCCTTGTCCGTTATAGTCTTCATCGCATGTTTTATAGTCGGCATTGAAGTGTCGCCACTGGTGTCCATATATCGGACCCAAATCACCCACGCGATTATTAGAAAGACCTCTACTATCTAAAAACTCACGCGACCCATTGCTGTCCCATATATGAACGCCATCGCGCTGCAAATGTTCGTTGTTGGTATCCCCGCGAATAAACCATAGTAGTTCTTTTAGGCATGTTTTCCATGCAGTCTTTTTAGTTGTAAGTATTGGTATTTTTCCATTTTCTAGACTAAAATACATTGCGGATCCAAAAATTGATTTCGTATTCCCGTTTCGTCCTTTCTCCATTACACCATGTTCCAAAATATCGTGCAGTAGATTTAAATACTGGTATTCTTCGTGATCCTCGTGTTCTTCATGATCCTCGTTTGTGTATCTTTTTTTGTTATTCATTTTAGAATAAACTTTTAGCATTTTATATTATTATAGTTATAGTGTTATAACTATTGATATATTTATACGTATATACTTTTTATAATATAATTCATTTCTTATTATAATTAATTTCTTAACATATTTCATATATAAAATAGAATATAAGACATTATGGAAGAAATAAAACCCATCACAAATCAAGGATTCTTTTCTTATGTTTTTAAATTATCAAAATTTAAACAATCAGATTTATTGAATTTTGTTCAATACTCGGCGATTTCGATAATTCCGTTTACTTTATTGTATTATTACATTAAGAAATATACCACAAACATTACTTATGAAAGTAGTTCACTCTATATTATTTTAGTAACTTTTATTAGTATTACCTTATTTGTTGTAGGTATATTTTTTATTGATAGGATTGTCAACTTTATACCAACTTTGAGCGGTAAATATTATGATGTCATTAACTTAACTAATATATCTATCATTCTTATTATGGTTTTATTAATAACGCGAGCGGGATACGCAGAAAGAACATCCATTTTATTATATAGATTTGATAAGTGGTTTACATTGGATCAGTATATCACAAGATTATTCGGTATGAAAGATAAACCAGTTAACGGGTTTGGAGAATTTAATATGTTTGATAGCGAACAAGATGAATGGACTTGTCAAGTCACCTTTGACAAAGCAAAAAATGCAGCAAAGGCAGCTGGAGCAGATGATGCAAAAGCTACTGCTTCAGCGCGACTAGTAGCCGAAAGAATAAAACAAATTAAAATTCAAAATAAAAAAGATGAAATACAGAAAATTTTATCGTCTTCCTCAAATCCAAATCAATCGAATTCTTCATCTACTATATTAACCGCCCCTATGTCTCAACAATACTCTTCGCCAGCACCCCTTCCCACTCAGGGACCTGGACAACTTCAACCTACCAATAATAACATGTATGCAAATACTCAAAATCCCCTCCAAAATACCGGGACATCAAGTATGAGCACGACAAACCCTTATGCTATGGGTGGCGGCACTATGGATAGTGGAGAACCCGAACCTGCAAATGGTGCACTCGGTAATAGTTTCACTTCTTGGTAATTTAATATAACGTCATTTGACGTCATTTGTCAATAAATGAAGCATACTTATTAATATAAATATGTTTCATTATTTTTATATTGTTTTTTCGCATATATCATACATCACCCATAGCAACAAAACAATCGTTTCAAATAATAAGACATGTTTTTTTCTGATATTTCTTGGACATGATGGGTCGACTTTTCTATTGTTTTTTTTGGATATAAAGGACTATATACAAACTCATAATATGCTTCACCACTTTTATCACGATTTATATTGCCCATATTCATATTGCCCATATTCATACTATGAGGTGGGGTTGGGATCGCGGTTGTAGTATCTTGCATACGATGATAGTATACGTCGTTATGTGTTTTGGGTGACGGATTTACGTTAGTGTTTTGTTTATAATAAAATGAATAATCGTATGTTACATTTGTCTCAATAACCATGGTTTATATATACTACCATATATATTTATCATTTTTCTAAGTATATTTATAGCCATTTTTACTATAAATATACTATCTTTATGAATTCTTTTCTCTCGTTTCTCTCTTTTCTCTCGCGTTTTAAGGTCTCGTGGTTGACAGCCCTCCCATGCTATACTTGCGCCGACATCTAGTCCTTCTTGTCGATAACAACTTCACGACTTACTGCACGAATAATCTTGCGCCCGTTTTTCTCCTCATCTTCTATCGGCTCCGAAATATTGCGCAACATTGTCAAATACGCTATTTGTTTCTGCTCCGTCTCCATCCAATCCGGATTATTATCCGTCCATATTTGTAATGCATTACGCTCCTTATCTGCTATCATCTCTATCGTATTTTTCATTATCTCGTGCGTCTCATCCTTCTCCCACTTCTCCTTGTCTTTAATATACATCGTCTCGCGTTTCTTATCCGTGCAATGTATCGGACGTTTATATATATCCAACTCTTTCAATCCCCTTATCATCACATTACTAATCCCCTGCACCAACCCATTCTTCTTCGAATATAATAAATCATCAAATGTTATCTTGAGAGACTCCACAAATTCTGAAATGTTGAGAGCATCTTTGCACTGCTCGTTCAAAAAGAAGTTCAAATTGAAATTGTTCAATGTGTTATTGTTTGTTGTGTTGTTGTTGTTATTTATCGTAGTATTGTTACCCATTTTAGGTATCACTTCTTTCAAGATTTGACGAATCTCCTCATTGTCTTTTAATAATTTTATAATTATATCATCTTTGTCTTTTGTCGTCATATCTTTTAAACCAGACGATAATGAGTCTCCTGATGGTTCCTTTAATAATTGACATTTTTGTTTGTGTTTCCAAAGTCCCATACGGGTTGCGTATGTTTTCATGCACACACATGTGAGAGCATTTCCAGTGTCAGGGCATGTTTGTATACTTTGGTATACATTTGTATACTTTTTGTGTTTCAGTGTCATAAGATGAGCATGATAGTTTGACTCTTTAGAGCATTTAAAGTTACACATTTCGCAGTAAAAACCGGGCGATTTTTTCATAATAACTGCTTCACTAGGAGGTGCTCTTTTTCCTGAGACTATTTCTTTATGTTTTATCGTCTCATTATGCTTGTTAAACGTGTCTTCACTAGAACATGTCGTATTACAATGTTCGCAATGATATGTTTTTTTTTCTTTACATTCCTTTACATTTATGGTAACATTATTTGGTTTTGGTTTTGATAATGGTTCAATACTATTAAGCGTAGCTTTAAGTAATACAAAATATTCTTGTTCCTTTTGCCTTGCTTCATAGCTGTCTTTACAATTAAAAAAATTAACTATCTCCATGTTCCAGTTATCCCAACCATTATGTTTTCTTATCACTTGATATAGCTTGCAGTTATGGTTAGCAATATTACTATTTGTGCATGCTTGTTTGTGAGCATATTTTCTTTGAACAAAGTTTGTTGTTTGTCCCACATATACCTCATTAACGTCAGGAGATTTACATGTTATTTTATAAATAATGGTATTGGAATAGTCAATATCAATCTTTGGCATAATCTTAAAACTTGGCTGAAAATAATCTTAAAATAATCTTAAAATAATCTTATTATATATTAAGAGTATACAAAAAAAACTTCTAAATACTTTTAAGATATATAATTATAAAATGTCCAAAAAGTTATCGTAACAAATTTTTCAACTTCAAAAACCAAATGAGAGCATTATGCTCTGAGTGAGGTTTTCAACATTTTTTTCAAATCTAAAACTGAAAAATGAAAAATGGACATTTATAAATGTCCTTTTTTGAAAAACCTAAAATACTTTTGAAAAAACATTACATCATTCATTCTTCAGCGTCCGCCTGCGCCATTTCCGCGGCCTTACCCTTATGCTTTGGATAGATGTTTTTAGTTATAGGGAAACGACAGCATTATGCAGCGGATTGCATATTCGTATACCGATGTACCGATGTACCGATGCATATACTAAATATTTTTATCTATTATTATTTGTTTACCTATATTTTTTATTATTTTTCGTTCATAGTTGTTATAGTTTTCAATAGGTTCACATATTGAGCGCATCATTGTCAAGTATTCGATTTGTTTCCTTTCTGTTTCTATCCAGTCTGGATTATCTATTGCCCATTGTTCTAATGCAGTTCGCTCCTTGTCTGCAATTTTTACTATCGTATTTTTTATCATCGCGTGATTTTCATCTTTTTGCCACTTGTCTTCATCTTTTATATACATGATGTCACGCTTTATATCTGTGCAATGAATCGGTCGTTTACGAATATCCAATTCTTTGAGCCCTTTTATTAAAACATCGGTTATACCACGAGATATACCATTTGTCTTTGAAAATAGTAAATCATCTAATGTTATTTTTAGGGAATCTATAAAATCTGATATATTTAAAGCATCTTTGCAATGCTCGTTCAAAAATACGTTCAAGTTGAAATTGTTATGCATAGTATTATTAGTTGTGTTATTTGTATTATTAGTTATATTACCGATTTTTGGTATTATATCAGTTATTGTCTTCATAAGTTCACTATTCTGTTTGATTAAGTCCTTAACTAAATCCTTCAACTCTTTTTCAGTCGCGGAGTCTTTTTTATCTTTAATTTCAGTTTCTAAAACTACATCATTGGTGGTTTTAGAATCGTCTTCATTGGTTATAGAAATTGCCTCATGTGTTTTGACTGCATTGCACGTTCGCTTATGCCTTGAGAAACTTGAACGATGGTTATATTTATTACCACATATGCAGATAAAAACTTGTTCTTCTTTATCTGGCGTTTTTTTGTTAGCATTTATTAGCATTTTATGCTTCATGGTCTCAATGTGTCTATCATAATCACTTTGCTTAGAGCATTTAAAGTCACAACTTTTGCATACAAATTGTGGCGTTTTTTTGGCGGATTTTTGATTAGCAATATCCATCGTTTTCATATATATATGCTAACAAAAAAACGCCTAAACCTTTTTCATATAATATTTATAAGATGTTAAAAAAGTTATCGTAACAAATTTTTCAACTTCAAAAACCAAATGAGAGCATTATGCTCTGAGTGAGGTTTTCAACATTTTTTTCAAATCTAAAACTGAAAAATGAAAAATGGACATTTATAAATGTCCTTTTTTGAAAAACCTAAAATACTTTTGAAAAAACATTACATCATCACTTCTTCAGCGTCCGCTTGCGCCATTTCCGCTACCTTACCTTTATGCTTTGATGTTTGATTTTTAGTTTTAATAGAATGAGAGCATTATGCTGTGGTTTTATAAACACGCAAAAAAATGCAAAAGATGGTCGCAGAAGTTGGGAAGCCATTTTGCGCAATTCTTGGTTGGCCGTTTTCGGGGGATGTTTTGAATAATACTCCGGACATATTTTCGGTGAGATGGAGCAGCATAGAATGCCGCAGACGGATGGCACAAAAGATGGTCGCGGAAGTTGGGAAGCCATTTTGCACAATTCTTGGTTGGTCGTTTTTGGGGGATGTTTTGGATTTTGTTCGGCGGACCTCCTGAAAAAAACAATATTCAATATTTTGCATTAGAATTTAAAGTTATAGATATAGTATAGTTAGTATATATAGTTGGATTTGTGCACGATGAGTCTCGACGTAAACGACCTGATTCAGGCACTTGAAAATGAAAACAATACAAATGTCGCCGGGTTATCTTCCGCAGTTATGAAAAAAACGAAGAACGATATTCTGCAGAAACTGCAACTTTCAGGTGGCGAATTGAAACAATACCATAAAGTCCTGAAAGACTACAAATATGTAGACGAACTGAATGAGTTGCAAGTTGGTAGGTTTATACGTTGGATACGATTAGACAAAGATACTACGGACATTAAACTAGTAAACGGCGCAGTGCTTGTAAATATTTTAGTGAATGAAAAAGGGGTATTTTTAATATGTTCGGGATTAAATAGGGGTGGCAGAGGAGGCAGACGAAATGTCGCACTCAAATTTGACTATTGCTTGATTTTTCAGAAACTATCCGATCAGGAAAAAATCCTTGTTAGTGCAATTGACTACCTCGAAAAAAATTAGGATGCATATCATTTCAATATAGTTTTGCATACTATTGAAATAATATATACTTGGTTTGAGTGTTTGTTTGACTATTTCGGTTACAATTTTTCAAACTCATCGTCTTCGTCGTCATTACTAAGATCGCCATATTTCGCAAGTTCTTCTTCCACATTTATTGCGATTTCCTTATATGTATTCACGTCACCATCACCACGCGGTTTTTCTTCTTGAGTCGGCTCAGTATTCGTATTATCCCAGTAGTTCGAAAAATACGCACTCAAATCTGTTGCATCGCATAGTCCCATACTTTCATCACACATTATCGGTTCCAATGACGGCAAGTCACGATACAAGTCTTCAATGTGTGTATTATTACAACCAAACCCCATAGATGCACATGCCCCCATAGACTCCAAATAGTCACATTTGTCTTTATACTCGTGGAGCTGCGTCGTTATTTCATTTACTAGACCCCTAAGTTCGGTAGTTGCTTCAAAACATTGGGCATTTTCGGTGTTATTTTCTTCCACCTTAGATACGCGCCGGCGGAGAATGCCAATTTCGGCATACTTTTTGGCAAGATTGCGCGACCGATGCTTGGCATGACGCAACTTGCGTGTATGGATGGTCAAAATATCGGAAAATCGGTCGAGGCATTTATTGGCGTCTTCATTTTGGTCCACTAAATCGCGGATACGCTCATATAAATCATTGCCATCTTTTTCGGTGAGATAGTGTTGCGATATGCGCGCAATTTTTGCATCATGGTCGTTGTGACATGTTTTGAGAGCAGTTATGCCGCGCTCGGCAATCGTCATGCGCTCAGCCAGCTGGAGATTTACCCAATCATTCACGCGCGACTCAATGCGGTCAATCTTGCGCGACAAATCGGATACATGTTTGGTCAATAACTCGACAGATGTCACAATTTCACCCGGAGAAGGAAGCTTTGAAGTTTTTGGGACATTTATCATTGGAGTATATGGGTGATTATTGTATGTTGGTGGGTGAAATACTGAACTACTAGTTATGCTTGAATTTGCGAATGCGTTGTATTTAGGGTTCATGATTTGTTGGTTGCACGATTGCTTGTTTTGAACTATAATATACTATAATACTTTATATTTAATATTTTCAATTTTATATATATTATATGTGGTAAAAAATAAGTAAATCTATTCAATATAGCCATATTTTAATCAAATACCAATATTAATACCAATATTAATACTAAGTTAACAATGCGTGCAAATGAATATTTTGCCGTCGCCGCGTGAGTGTGCTGAATTGTGTGGGTCAAAGGGGTAAAGTATTTCATGTGTAGTCAACCCATGAATATGAAACTTCGGGAATATTTCTTCCAACTTGCGGATTAGTCCGTGTTCGGCATTCTGAGTCAAATCTGCATGAATATGTTTCTTCATCTCGGTGCATAGGTGGCGCGACAGGATGTCAAATGCTTCTGACTCATCTTGGTCACGATTCGTAAACTTGGGGTCGAACACGCGTCGGTCAACCGCTATATCCATCTCGTATTTCCAGAAAGTATCGCATGACATGACAAGACGTAGCGTAACACTTGGAATGTTGTTGTTGTCGGAATGGGTTCTGTTCATTGTAAGTTTCTTATTTCTTCTTTTTACTATATCATATTATAAGATATGATATAGTCTTCAATTTTCTTTCATAGTATATTACCTAGCCTTAAAATAAATACAACTCTTTTTATTATTATTTTTATTCTTACTCTTACTCGAATATACGCCTTCGTGTATTTCTAGTGATAATGCATTTTTTATTTTTCTTGATTGAAACTCTTTTATTATTATTTTGTTTCTTTTTAGTAGCAGATTTTTGTTGTTTTTTACCACCAGAAGCAACCGCGGCCGAGATTGGAAGCGATGATACATATAACGTTTCTTTAGATGGCAAACTTAATTCTTTTAAATATATTAAACATTTTAAAATTATATTACATTGATTAAAATAATAATTAGTTGTGTTCTGATCATTATACTCACGCATAATAGTTAATTTTTTAATAATTTCTTTAGGACCATCGTCATCCATACTTTGTTTAAATTCTGTAAAATGATCATATAACGTAGCATCACCAGATTTTTTTGAAATATTATCCAATTCGTCGACTAGTACATCTATAATAGATATATTATCCACCCTTTGTCTTTTCAAATATTCTAAATTTTCTTCGATAGTAGATAATATATTGTTTACGCTTTTTTTTACTTCTTTATTATTTAAACAAACTATTACATTACTTCTAATAAAACTTTGCAGTTTCTGTAAATTATCAATATCTTCATACGAAACAATAGTGCAATCGAGATTATTTTTAAAATTTGTAAAATGATCAATTAATGATAAATTATTTTTATCTGTCATGGGTGTACATCCTTTAAAAATTTCATCTAATTTATCTACTTGTTCTTGTAAAATATGGATACCCCGATCTCCACTATGTTGGAGATTCTTCGTCTCAAGTTTTACATGTGATATAGTTGGTAGTTTTCGTGTTGCTATAGTTTTATAACCATCTATCTTCTCTTTTTGGGATGGATCATTTAACACAAATATATCACATATTATTATTAATAATTCATAAATTTTTCTTATTTCTTTAAAGCAGTTTTCACTACTATCAATATTAACAAACGATTCTATTAAGGTTTCAAAAAATTTTAATACATCAGTATTATTTTTTGTTATATCTGAAATATTTAGTATCAGTTGACTTACATTATTTTTAAACACCAAACAGGTATTATCCGTAGAGTCTGATAAAAATTTCATAATACTTCCACAATAAGTTACTATAGGGAGTCTTTTTCTGAGTTCGTATTCTTCTCTAATTACGTTAGCACGATTCTTTTCATTACTGCATAACTCTGTTATTTTAAAATTTATTTTATTTTTTATTTCTATTAATTGTTCATCAGTGAGTGTCTGGATTTCTCCTATTTTTATTTGTTGAAAATTCTTATTTATTCCTTCTAATACATCAAATGTTCTTAGATAACTTTGCGC